TAACAGCCTTATACATCTCATGCTGGTGGCTAACCCGCTCTGACAATCCCTAGTAGTAGCAAACCCAAGCTGTTTAGTCAGACCTTTAACAGCCTTCTTATCTTCGTGTATGTCCGGGCCATAACGGATTCCTTTGTTAAGTGGTATGGGGAGCTATCCCCAGTTATAGATGGGTTGAGGAAGGGGAGTCGAACCCCCGTCAATGGCGTCACAGGCCACCGCTCTACCGTTGAGCTACCCCCAAACAGCGCACGGGTTACTTTCCCGCGGCTTAAATTTGTTAAGCTTAAGTATTACCCCTGGCCTACCTTTTTACTTGCGCGTACAGCTGCAGCAGGATCTGCGTCTCTTTTCTCGGTCATTATCTTAGCGTAATACCTACCTTCTAAGCCTTGCATCATTTTTTTACCCGTGGGACCGAATCTCCACCTACGTAATAACGTCTCGTAGTCTGCGGCATCAATCCAGGCTTTAATATCAGGATCGATTTCTGTAGGTTGCGGGAAGTGTTCTTTATTATACTCTGTTCCGTCAAACTCCATTAATAGCCTCAGCTTTCTTATATGGACGGGGAAGAGGGAATCGAACCCACGTGACGGGATTTGCAGTCCCGCGCATAGCCATTCTGCCATTCCCCGTTAAACTAAATTGGCTCTAGGAGCAGGGATCGAACCTGCGACATTTTGGTTAACAGCCAAATATTCTACCACTGAATTACCCTAGATTAAATTGGTTCCGGCGCCTGGGATCGAACCAGGGACCTAGTCATTAAAAGTGACTTACTCTGCCTCTGAGTTACGCCGGATTAGATGGTGGACAGGCAGGGTATCGAACCCCGGACACCAGGATTTTCAATCCTGTGCTCTACCATCTGAGCTACCTATCCTGAATGGTGGACGCGGGGAGACTTGAACTCCCGTCCTAAATAAATTTCCTACTACCCGTACACACGCTTCCCTCATTATTTTTCAACTCTGAGTGAGTTTATTCAGCTTACCTGAACGCATGAATTTTTCTCCCCTGTTCCATTCAACACCAGTATATCCTGCTTTGCAGGTGTCATCCAAAATCTCTGAGTCTCAAGCGTATGTTATGGAAACTACACTGTTTTGACGGCTGCTTACGCTGCCAGAGCAAATGCGAATGCTGGTGTTTCCACCTTTGCAGTCTTACTTGCTAGTTTATTGAATAAATTTGCATTTATTTATGTTTCCAAGTTTTTTAAAGAGGCCAACTTAGATCCTCTGCGTGTAAGTTAGTTTCAACCTATCAGTCGATTCCATTCGCGCCCTTACTTATTTTTTTAACTTCGTTTCTTCTTTAGCCTTCTTAGATCCACACTTAAAGATGTAATCGAAATTACGCTGATAAGTCTGCGTATCAGTTACACGGCTAAATCTCTCTGATCTTACGCTTCTTGCCTTAGCCATATTTCTCCTTAGATGGCAAGTACGGCTGGGGTCGAACCAGCAACAACAGGTTTTGGAGACCTGCACTCTACCAGTTGAGCTACGTACTCTTAAACTGGAGCCCAAGGCCGGCATCGAACCGGCGACATCCTCCTTACGAGTGAGGTGCTCTGCCAACTGAGCTACTCGGGATTAAACTAAATGGTAGGCCTGAAGGGATTCGAACCCCCAACATCTTGATCCTAAATCAAGCGCGTGCTGCCAATTGCGCCACAGGCCCTTGTGCTGTAAAATGGTGCAAGGAGGAGGATTCGAACCTCCAAGCAGCTACTTATCTAGAATGACTTCACTACACCTCGGCTGTTACCGAGTGCTTTGCCAATTCGCTGCCCTTGCGTTAATAGTGGTATTAACTATCTATTAAGGGTATTAATAGTGGTATTAACTATCTATTAATACACCGACTTAAATGGTGGAGGTGGAGAGAATCGAACTCTCGACATCCTGCTTGCAAAGCAGACGCTCTACCAATTGAGCTACACCCCCGAATTAAATTGGCGCCCGATACAGATTTTTACTGCCTCCAATATTATCATATACCTCGGACGTGAGTACAATATAGGAGATTCTCTCACGAGTTTGGACGTCGTGATTAAGGTGGTCGGAGAGGCAGGGATCGAACCTGCGACATTCGCCTCCCAAAGGCGACGCGCTACCACTGCGCTACTCTCCGTAATAAAACTCTAAAATGTCTTGAAGATTACAAACGTCTCTACCTCGTAAATAAGCTCCACCTTTTCAAAATACTTCTTAAGCACTGTTACCCACCAATCTCTTGGCTTTATCGTACAATGTGCATTCTGGCCATTTGGTAATATCTCTACAGCTTTGATCAAACTTATTGATATCACAGCATTATCTGAATATACAGCGATATGACTTAACACCTGATCAAGCCCGCTCTCTGGAATATGTTCCAATAAGTCCGTGGCTATAACCAAATCAAATTGACCGTCAGGTAACTCAGCATATTCTGGTATGGCGGGATCATACTGAACTCTTGTTTGGATATACCCGAGTTTGTCGGTCAGCCTGCCCTGGCCACATCCGTAATCCAATACTGATTTCGGATTAAGCTCTTTGATAAACGCCTCGAAAAACTTTAATATTATGTGTGCGCTTGTACCATAATATTTCTTTTCGTGAACTAGCTTATACTGTTCAATTAGCATCTGTGTCTCAGTCATATGCTTTTCCTGTTTAAAATGGTAGGTAATACAGGACTCGAACCTGTGACCTTCTGCGTGTAAAACAGATACTCTAACCAACTGAGTTAATCACCTAAATGGTGGGTCCGGAAGGATTTGAACCTTCGGCTAAGGGCTTATGAGGCCCCTGCTCTACCAAACTGAGCTACGGACCCTAAATCCTATGTCACTAACTCAGACAAGCGCGTAAGCCAATAACGTATTCGTTCTTTTTTGCACCCGTTAGAGCCAGAACTCTCTGTCCACGCAATATTCCACAATGTATCAGCTTTCGGATTGTCTTGCAACCCTAATTCTGCCATTACATTAATTTTAAATCTTTCGACTGCGGCGTCATATAAAGTAGCACGCTGAGCTTGCTGTACATTAAACTCTTTAAGTTCTACTTCATAGTCAGCTAAATCGTCCGCGTAAAGCTTAGCTCTAGCTGCATCATGTATATGAGGCAGGTGGGGCAGCGTAGGCTTTACCAAAGGCTCCAGATAGGTTTCAATATCTATATCAGCTTCCGTGTCCATTCTTTTCCTTAGGTGTTATGACTAGTTCAGTAGTAGCATTAATACACTGTAATAAATGCTTCACAGTTTTAACGCTGAGCTTATGATGCTTGTGCTTAGTATCGTGCCAATGCACTTCCAGCCCGGCTTTACCCATGTTATTGTCGTAAATAAACCAAGGTATCCAGGCTGAGTTATCACCTAACAATACACCTACTGTAGCTACGTAAGAATCAAACATCCTATAGATACTGTCCCCTAGAGGACTGTCGCATGGGCAGCCTGTGTTGCTACTGAACTTGTTCCATTGTTTATCAAGTTCCCTTTTCCGGCGTAGTAGTACCTGCAAGCGTTGTAGTTTTAATTGATATGTCATTGAATATTTCTCCTCCCACAAGGCGGCGCAAGTTACGCTTAGCCCTAATAGGTATTTTCGTTTTGGATATTATGTCAATAAAGTCTTGAACCTTACTGGCGTCAGGTTCAGTTAAACCGTTACTCTTACTATCCGCGCCTATGTTTATAAAGACGGGATCAATAGCCTTGATCAGTTCGGCAAACTCTAATACGTCGAAATCTAATATAGGTTCTATTGTAACAAAAGAATAACAGTTTAATTTCTTCTGCAGACAAGCTAGATCAATTGCACGCTGAATAGTAGTAGGTGCCTTGGATATAGCTGCTGTGCTCCTATTAGTTTCAATAGTCACACCCACGTAAACGCCAGCACATACAGTAGCCATAGTGTTTAGCGTAGCGGCGTGGCGTACAACTGCCCCAGGGTTCTTTGTCTGAAATACGTATACGTTATCCGGGTATTTAAGACAGTGCTTTAATACAAGCTTTGTATGCACCAGGCTTACATCATCTGCAAACAAGTCATTCATGTGGTCAATGAATATTACTTTATCATTACCGTAATTTACGTCTAATGAAGTCGCGTCAAGCCTTACTATACCTTTATACTTATCGGGTATATCAGTGTTAGCTGTCTGGACATAGCAATACTTGCACTCGTGGCTGCAGCAGCCTATTAAATGCGCGTGCATATGCGTTACCCAAGGATACATGTTCCCTTTTGATTTGACTAACTTACTCATTCTACACTTCCTTTCTGTAACAAAAACCTTATATAATCCTGGCCTTCTTCAATCGCAGCACAAACCCTGGCCGCGCTCTTCCAAATGAATGGATGTTCTATTACCTCTGGTAATGTTGACACTACCACAATAGGCTTATCGAGCATGTCAGCCCAGCCATATTCTGTCCAGGTACCTATGCTCTGCCTGTCAGGTGCTTCTACGAATACAAGCAGTACAGCGTCGCAACGCTTGACGTCTCTGCGATCACGGGGTACGAAACCACCCTTGTCATAGATAGTCGGCCGTATAGCGTTGAGTCCGTCCTTCCTCCAGTCTTTAGGATCTTTACCGCGTACGGGGCTTATGCAGCCTACTCCGTAAGGTAATAGATATTTTTCGACATCTTTACGCCAGTTAAGATATTTCGGCTCGGTTGTTATTGTGCCACATAGGTATACTAGTGGCGTATTTACATTGTTCATATTATTTAAACCTGAGTCCTGTGTGTTCTGATAATGTATTGATATCAATAACTCGTACACTGATATCTTGTTTGTTGGTATCATTAGTGAAGTACCAAGCTCTCCTGGAGTTAGAAGTATACACTACTTTCCAGAAACCTTCGGGCACACATATGTCGTTAATATAGTTTGTATGTGACGGTAGATACAATGGCCCCGCAACTACTACTAGTATATTGCTACGACTCTCTTTGTATAATTTTGCTTCGAGACTACGCCAGTCACCTCTGTTAAGCCCAGGCAGTTGCGGCGCTATATTCGACGTATAGAATGTCTGCTTAAGCGCAGATAAGCTATGTCGCATTATATTAGCTGGACACATATGGCCTCTATCGTAGCCGGAATAGGCATAGGCTTTCGTTGAAGGACTTGCTGCTATACTTGGGTCGGGTTTAAAGCCGAGTCCCTTACGTGAGCATACAGGAGGGTTTGTATTGGTTTGCCAACACACCCATAAAGGATTCTTATGTGCGGGATCATAGCAGACCGTGTACTGTTCATGCTCGACAATACTAGGGATAGGATAGAAAAATGATATATCCTCCGCAAATAATATGAGTGGTAAAACAAAAAGAATTAATGCTTTCACGCTAATACCTTATTACACTCAAACCTAGTATCGTTGATCCAGGCTATAAGTGCGGCATTGTCTGTATTAAAATACAGCTTAAGCAATGCATCGAGATTAGTCTCTACAATTGCTGTAATAGTTTCATGCTTGTTCAAGTTATAGCGCTTAACCTTAAATGTGGTAAGCTGTGAAGTGCAGCCACCCTTAAACGTTCCAGACATAGGTGTGGTAATCACGCTGTTATTCTCTACCCGGCTAGGTGTAATACTTATACGGTAGCCTCTGGGAATCATAGAATTGCTGAAATAGTTCATGCCGCCAAGTGCGTAGTATACAGATACGGTGACAGCATTGTGGTGACCAGCGCCAAGTGTCCAAAGTTTAGAGTCCTCTGGAATAGTGGTACGGAATTCAAAGCGCTTGCCTCCGGCGTTGTTTCCGTAGTTAAATTTTGATTTTGACATATAGTCTTTCGTATTCGTGTTAATGGTATGCCCAGCGGGATTCGAACCCGCGACAACCGCATAGAAAGTGCAGTGGCTTAGTCCACTGGCCCATGGGCACTTAAAAGTAAAAAATAAAGTAGCATAGAGTAACAAAAAAGTCAACCGCTATTAACGGTTGACTTTTTAACTCATAGATGTACTGGTGTTAGCTTACTGGAGTGTCGTCTACAGGCGGCACTGGATCGTCTACAGGCGGCACTGGATCGTCTATAGGCGGCACTGGATCGTCTATAGGCGGCACTGGAGTGTCAACAGGCGCACAGGCATCACCACATACGTTGTCGAGCTTATCAACGCTTGCAGTCAACTTCTCGATAACTTCGTCGAACTGACCATCAGTTACAATGTCATCAAGTGCAGCAGTAAGCTCCGTGATCGTTTCATGAAGGACACCTAAGACGTCGACAATAATATCGTCTTTATCGTCAAGTTCAGCCACCAGGTCTTGAATCTGTTTGAATTTCACGTTCATGTGTAATTCTCCTATTTCTTGTGTTTTTGTTAATTTGATGCAAACCAGAAGAGTAAGCATCGCGATTATTACTTGTAATGTTAGAATCAACATTTAGCTCTCCGTAGATTCTACTGACGCTGGAACTAAAGGTTCATCTTCTTTTACCTCAGGCTTAGCAATAGCTGTCTGGACAGGTATGCAGAGTCCTGCACGCTTATAGATATGCTGCTCATGCATAGTAGGAATCGCACCAAAATGCACCTTATATACAGGTATATCCGGCTCACCACCGTACCCGCGTTCCCAGCATCTTAGAAATTCTACGCCAGCAGCTCTTGTAATCTCGTTGCCTGCTGCGGCGATAATAGTACCACCAATAATTTGGTCACATACTTCATAAACCACGCCGGCATCGCCATCGTGCGCTGTTCCTGTCTTACGTGCAAGACAACACCTTGCGATTGCATCATTACGTGCTCTGTCGTAAGTGAAGTTATCTTTACTGCTACATATGCTTATACCACGGCAGAATACACCGTCGTCGGTAATCAATGTAACGACACAGCCTACGGGCCGTGCAGTAGGCGCCGGAATCATGTGTTTGGTTTCTTCGTCTTTTATAGTTGGTCGTACATAATATACGATGAATTTCTCGTCTTTGGTGTTCATAATTTTCCCTTGTTAATTTATCCTGGATGGATTCAAGTAATGCTGGCAGGTACCCGCAGTACTGGTTATTACTCATAACTGTAAAAAAGACAGGAACTAAGGTAGATTGCTTTTCTCTTAGTCCCTGTCACCATAGGTTTACAGTCTATTTATTGGTGCCGTTTCAACAATTAACATTCCCCGTTAACCTAATACTGAAATAATACAACTATCCTGCCGCTGGACGATCCCGCATTATATAGGTTTTTATTGGCTGCGAGAGAGGGATTCGAACCCTCGTCTGCTGTACATAGTTAAACGTGTGTTAATTAGTTTTGGGCTGTATACTGACACTGTTCAGGTAATAAACTTAGCTTAATACGTGAGTATGTATACTATTGTTCTAGTGTATGACCACTAGAAGTCTAGTCTACATAAAACAGAGATATAGCAATTACTCGCTATATTTACCTCTATTACCCTTAATTTCCATACACCGCATTGGCATATAGACCTAGGGCCCAAGCAATGTTATACTTAATCTGAAACTGAACTTGCCTGAAAATTGTTATGCTGCCGGTAGTTCTAGGCATTCTCCGGTATGCAGAAAGTGCCGAATGCTTTGAGCTACAGCTTTACCACTGTCGGGGTTTGTCGCTACGCAGTTAGCGCGCTGTCGTGCTTCTTTAGTAGCGTGCAGTAACATGTCACACCACTTGATAAGCTCGCTCTTCCTTGCTGGACTTAGCATGCTGCAGAAATCTATCTTAGTAAACTTACCGATGATCTCATTAGTTTCCTGAGTTACGGCCTGCTCTTTATGCTGAGGCGTAGGTGGAGCCAGTTGTATGACCTTGAGAGACTTCTCGGTCTTATCTGATACGACCGCGTGTTTTCTGCGATACACAGGCGCCACTGTATGATTAGAGCTGTCATCTATCCACTCGCCACCTGGCGGAAGCGTTGGTATAAATGTATACGCGTTACGCACTATTGTAAATACTTTTTCGAGATAAAGCAGATAAGTCGCAGGAATATTAGCAGCAACCACGCGTCCGTCCTCAAAACTTATATCCGCCCTTGCCCTTGTATTACCCTCTTCTTTAAGGAACTGTACGTTCAAGTCAGATTCCACAGCATCCATTAAGAAGTTAATTTCGTTCGTGACGGAATCAGTTACAATAACGTTATCGGACCCGGCGGCCTCTTCCTGCTTACGTGCTTCATTGAACAATGTAAGTGTCTTGGCGTAACCAAGATATAGTGCTTTCTTATTTTTGAATACCGCGACTACTTCCGTGACGCGGCGTTTGAATTCTGAGTTGACGTCGTTAACGACGGCAATTATTTCGTGTAGTGCTTTCATTCGTTTTTCTTTCATTCGTCTTCCTTTATGGTGTTGTTTATACTTATTTGTGATTGGTAGCGGGGAGGGGAGTCGAACCCCTGACCCCCGGGTTATGAGTCCGGTGTTCTTACCACAGCTGAACTACCCCGCAATATGTGTTGGCGCTAATATAGCAAAACTAGGTTTACGTGTCAACCCTAGTCAGGATGAAGTCCGGTAAATTTCTGTGGGCGAAAGCGCGGATCTAAAATAGCTCTGAACTCTAATCTTACTCGGATAGGGATATCAAGAGCTATAAACACTTCAGTAACCATATCAACAGGTGGCATGCTCTGTCCGTTCTGCCAGCGTATTATCTGCCGCCTGGAAATATTGCAGGCGGCTGCGAGAGCTTTCTGCGTAATCCCGTTTTTGTGTCGATAGTGTTTAATGAGATTTCCAAAGGCGGTTCTATAATCCTTAGGATAAGCTTTCTTTGACATTACTTCTCCAGAGATAGAATTCAGTAAAAAAGAGTAGGATGGAGTGTTACAAACACACAGGAGATATACACCCCCCTATAGGGGGGTGTATATCAGTGGCATGGAACACTGGAAGGATGTAGACTAGACACCTGGTGTCTAGTCTATACATTAATTGTAAGTTGTTATATTTCAAACAGTTATACAAAGTTTTTATCCTTAGGTATACAACGCTAAAACAACGATGTAATACATCCTATTTAGACTTGTAGTTTCCAACCAGCAACAGGCTTCATCACAGGCCAAAGCCTACGCTTAAATCCTGGGTTACCGTTTATTAGGTCTTCCATCCTAGCCCAGCCTATAGATGTCTGTGGTGCAGACATCCAGCAAGTTAACACCGGCGTTGGAGCTTTAGCGGATACAGTGTGCAGCATTTTTACTAATCCAAGTGGCCTTATAGTAAGTGGCCTGCTTACTGTACCCTTACCTTTACGCCTGAACGCAGCCGCTCTTGCAACTATTTCTACCTCTGTAGGCGTTGAAGGCTCCCACGGTACGTTAGGAGTGTCTGCAGCATCATACACGCAATACAGTTTAGGTAGTTCAACCGTTGTCTGCTGCTCAGGCGATATAGGCATCGGCTTACTCCACTGCTCAGTCATCAGAGCGAGTATTCGGTCATAAGCTTCCTTATCGCTACCGAAGATTGCATCGATGTCGTCACGCCCGCTGGTACGCAGGATTTTGGTATGCATACGTTTGATAGTAGTTTTCTGCGCGCACTTAGTACAACGTAAGTCTGTTGTGCTCTGCCTTGTTTTCCTTATGACATTATCATACCAGTCAGTGTATGCATATCCGCAGGCCTGACATACTACGTTAACGCGATTCATAAACGTAATCGCTGGATTGTTGAATATTAGCCCACCGCCTTTTGGATAGTGTGAATCCGTAAGCCTTGAGTGGTGGAGCACCCATCTGCGGGCGCTTAATTCCCCCGCAGCATATTCAGGTGTTTTAGGATTGCGACTATGTGAGAACAGACCAGTTATAATATAACCGTGCTGTCTCGACGTCGCGTCTATCGTAAGTTGATCGCTTTCGCTGTCTTTGCGTGTGCAGCTTATAAGCGTAGCACTCACGCGACTATCCTGACTATTCTTATTGATATACTTTACTCCGCCGTCAACTTTTTTTTCGGCCTGAGCTATTGCGTCTGCCATAAGTGTAGCTTGTTGTATCATAAGGTTCTCCGGTTATGAGGTAAACAAAAGTTCATACGCAGCTTAGAATTTGCAGTGGACAAATTGCCCACTAAGTCAAATTGCTAAAGAACGTCCTAAGTATTTATTATAACCTGAATACATCAAAAATTAAGTAGCTTGTACTTTACAGTTCTCGGGAATTTCCGGGAGGGTCGCACCAGTTGGAAGCTGTGATATAAGTAACAGGTAAACGCCTAATGCTTCAAACGGGACTTTGTAATCGTTAAAGCCGTTCCACAGCTTAAGTCTGTGACAGCGTATAGTGTTCGCAAGCTCAGGATTTACTTCTTGCGCCTCTATTGCTGCCTGGTCAAGATTCCCGATTACGTATAATAGAAATTCGGGATAACCTAATTTTCTTTCGTCGTCTAATATTGCCGCACTCGCTAGATGTTTGTACGTGCATTCATTGCATCCTTTTCTCATAATACTCCTTAAGCTGCAAATTGCTTGTAAAGGCCTACTGCTGCGATTGCAGCTGCGTTAGGACAGGAAACATCCCTTAATGTCTTTAAAGGCTCCACGGGGCATCCTGCGCCCTCACAACGTAAGCACGTTACATTATAGCGTGTCACGTATGTCTTAGCTTTAGCATCCCACTTGTTGTACGGGATTATCCTTACACAGATTTGTTCAGCTATGCATATATAGCCTTTACCGTCACAGCCAGTAAATTCGACCGCCCCGACTTTCATGTGTCTTATACGCTTAAGCACTCCACTGGGTTGTCGTAGTTCCTCAACCCATCTTTTTATTCTCGGCATCTACACTCCTCGCTTTAATAGCATTAAGAACCTTAGTTCTTCTTTTTTCTGATCTCTTCATAGTATGTTCGTTCGCTTCATTTCCGGTATACCCTTTAGCTACTAAGCTTACAAAGATCTTGTCTTCGTAAACTGCGACAGCATCTAATTCCGGGCAAGCACTGGCAAACGCTATTTTTGTTGCGTCTTTTACCGTGCCTATTATTTCGCGGAGTAAGCTAGTAGTCTTAATAGAGATATCCTCAATATCGAGAACACCCTCAGCCATGCCTGCGTCGGCTAGTACGGCTACGCCTAATAGTACAGGTATAAGCCTATCAACATTACTGTTTAACGCTGTACCTAGCTCTATCAGGACGTGCCGTGCCATTACGCCTGAGTAGCCAGGTGCAAATGCTGATACGATTTTAATGAAGTCATACTCAGCTGCAAGCTTCTTCAGCTTGTCCGAAGTAATGACATAATTACGGACAGGCATCCCCCGCCTTACGTCAGCTATAATTATAGCGTCTACCTTGTCAATAAATTCGCTTAAGCTCGTTACCGTAGCTTCGACAGCAATTTTTGTAACGTCGTCGTGATTACTAACTCCGCGTTCATGACTGCGTAAGCATATACTTACGCCAGCTATATTCCGTACTATTGCGTCCATCACTGAACACAATAATACGGTTAATTCATCGAGATTTTTTAAGTAAGCTTCTCTTGATAACATTACAACATAAAATCTATTGAGTTTACAATTATAGGGACAGGGGTAGAGCGTAGTTTACCTTCTATCATTGTCTCAGGTTTTAGATAGGGTAAGCCACGCAGTGTATTAAACGAGTACCATTCAGCCGCCTCTTCTTCAGTCCAGTCATTCGCTGCCATGAAGCACGGTATCATTGAGTCTCCGTTATATACTATTGCACCAGTCTCTGCATCAACGCCCATAATAGCAGGTGCAAAATCAGCACCGTTACTTCCTATCATATGCGGCGAGCAGTCAAAATCATCGGAAGCATTGTGAACAGCCTCCATTATCTGTTCGCGGCTTTCTGCTGTTAAATAATCAAATTCGGTATTGCACATAAATAAACATAGGTGCTTGCGCGCCCATTCCTTAGAGTTTAACTGGAATCATTTCGATGTCTGGCACGTCATTGCCAGCATTATCAAAATGAAACGGTTTAATAATTGTCTGTACTGTGTACATAGGTCGCACAGGGTAATTTGCCCGCGACGCGTACGTACCGGGTCCGTCCTGATATGTCAGAACTAATGCACCCCAGTTAGCCGCGTACTTATATTTCACGCGGGCTTCTGAAGGCAGTGCTCCACCCGACGGTATATACAGCATAGGTATAGGCGGATGTATGCAGTAAGTATGCGAGTGCCCTTTAAGGACTATGTCAACGCCTTTATCAGCCGCTAGTCTGTACAGGGAATTAGGCTCTGCTCCTGATGTCCGACCACCACCATGGCCATGTGTTATGAACACTGTAACTGTTGCCGTATGCTTAGCTCCTGATTTGCTTTTACGAATAAACCGTAAACGTACGAAGGCACAGTCCGTAAGGTTAGGTGCATTAAAGAACGCACATAACTCTTTCATAAGGTCACGATTATGATGCTTCATAATCGTATACTCATGGTTACCTTCTATCATACCCAGACACTTATCCTTTATCGGTTTCAGTATATTGAACAGCCTGTCTTTCTGCGCGCCGGCTATATCCTGTAGAGCAGCGGCAACCTCGTCAGCGTCTTTATTGTCAAGCATCCAGCGCGGAAGCACCGTGGGCTCAAAACGTTTACTGTCTCCAATTACTATATTATCACAGAGATCTCCGCCGCCTATCCAGTAGGCATGTGGGTCCTTCTCTATTAGCTTTACGAGGGTTTTGATCTTGTTCTCGTCGCAGTTACGTGCGCCGATATGCAGATCCCCAAGGACGTATAGTTTTATCGTATACCGGCGTGATGTACAGTACAATACTTTCTCATGAATTTTCATATAACTCCTATTAGAGTTTAATAGTTAGATCTTCTAACCTGTTTGCTAAGGTACGCATCGGCTGCAACTCCCTACACGGGACAGTCAAGACATTCAGTTTAGTCTTAAACAATGGCGGGCGTGGTGTAGTAGCAGCACTATGGATACCTTGCAGGTCAGTCCATCCGGCTAGCTTAACTTCACTGTCGTACAGGAAGTCATCGTCTGTTTTACGTCCGGTACAGAATGCGCCGACAATTATCTTATCGTCTAAGCCTGCGCCGGTACTGACGAAGTCGTGCGGAACAATTACATGCTTTGACGTAATCGAGCCTACCTTGATTAGCGAAGTAGCTACAGATATTCCTATACGTCGATCATCTCTGTCCTTACATATGAAATCAGCGCCTTCTTCGCGTGCGCCGCTTATCTGTGCCTCAAGCCTACCAGGATCTAAGCCTAATACACGGCTTAAGATCGCTGTGTTTAACGCGGCAAACTTCGCAATAGCCGCGTTAGTTACGAATGACGGCACTTCGATTCTAGCGTGCCTATCGACTGAGTCACGCTGTATTCTTAACGTGACTATTTCTGATTCTCTTAACATTAATTATTCTTACTCTTTTCCAATTTTAATTGCTTAACCTTATAGCCGGGCCATTGTTTGACCCTAGCACGCAATTCGTCGTCAGCGAACACAGAGCAGTGGGTGAAATCGTCGTCGGACTTAATCTTTTCTGTGCATAAGTCTACGGCGTCTGCCAAGGTTATTGTTTCGTATGTATCTTTTAATCGACTGTCTATTGAGGCATCCATGAGTGTGAGGCCGTAACTATCAAACAACGGCTTCAGGCTTTTAAGGTCATAGGCCTGTCTATCGTATAAAGTTTTATTCCATTTAATTTGCTCAGCTGAAAGATCAGATTTGTGCGCATATACTTCCCCTGCTTTAATACGAAGAGGGCATCCACACAGTATTATTCTGCGGATGCCCATAAAATACAGTAACTGTATTGACGTATACATCGTGTTATTATACCACGGCAGTTTACTTGTGGGCTCCAGGAACAAACTCATTCCTTGTACCTGCTCTGGTATGAAGAAGTACATATTAGGGCACTCACTGTATTTAACAGTTGTACCCTGTCTTACTGTTATATCAGCGTGAGCTATATTACCGTACTTAACAACAGTAGGGTCAAAAAGTATACGCGTGTCGAAGCATCTAGGGTTGTCAACGCTTACCCATAGAGCTGGTCTGAAGTGTTTAGCTGCGTTGTTCATAGCTACTGTAAGAAGGCCTCTGCGTTCAAGCAGAGTAAGATCTTGCTTATGCAGCGAAGGTGCGCCACCTACGACTACTGCAGATTCGCCTTTAAGCGTTTCTGCAGTATCTGTAATTCTACGATCGCCATCACTGGTATAGTGGACTAGCATCATATGATGTATCAATCTCCCGGGCGTGCGCCTTACATTTGAAGTATTTAATCATAATATCTGAATAAGTTCAACTACTTTGTTTTAAACCAGATATTATTACCGTTAAGGCAGCGCCTGCATTTCTTACAAGCTCCATCTACGGCCAGCTTCTTTTCGTCAGTAGGGCAGGCCATAACCCTATGCGTAGTCTCAATCTGCAGCCAGTTGTAATCTGGTACCTCTGCGCCAATTGCGGCTTTCAACACGTCATTCAACTCTACCTCTACAGCCACTGATTCTGCGTGTATGTTAAAATCATTCTCTTTTCCGAGATAGCACATACATAGATTCTTACGCAAAGGCCCATTTAACTCGCCGTACAATTTTATACCTTCTCTTACGTTAACCTTATCAAGAGATAGGTAAACCATTAGATTAGGAATATCTAATAATGTCTTTACTTCAGAAAACGTTCGTGTATATGTCCAGAACTTTATGTTCTTAAACTTCCTGGTCGCATCTGCTAAGGCCTTAGCGTAGTCATGGTTAAACATGTCCCCGGCCCAATGCAGCCTGTAATATAGCTGAGGCATTTCGCCCGTGCGGTCAAAACGGCCGAACTCTGCTTTCTGAAACCGGCTGAACTCTCGGCACAGTATATCGAACATCTCTGTTTGCGTAGCCTGCTTAAGCACTTTAGTGTTCTTAGCTAGCACAGGCCCTACTGCTTTGTAACAAAGCAGTACTGCGTCTACATAACATGTATGCGTCTTGCGGCCTCCCGGCCTGGTCCAGCATCCGCCTTCCCCTATTGTAGCACCGGGGCACGTCTGATCTGGCCCCGGCATTGTACCAAAAGTATTCTTCTGGGCATTCCAGAATTTAGTTTTTCTATCGCATGTCGGCGTAATAGCTTCCATTTAATCTCTCACATTTTACTACGGGTTGTATTCTGTATCAATGCGCTCCACGCATTCAACTGTATCTCTTCGTCGTATTGAGCAGCAAATGTCATTGCCTTTAAGCCGAGCTGCTTACGCCGCTTTGGTTCCTTCTCAAGTCTGGTAAGCAATGATTTGCAACTGCTTAAGTCAGCATAGCTATCGCAGGTATTTCCTGGTAAGCCAGTTCCTGCGTTCCAAGGAATAACTACGGCCTTGCCTGCCGCCATATGCCTAAGTATAGGTATATTACTTATGCTACCTGTATGCGCAGGATCAGATAGAAGCACAACTGAATCAGTATTTGCTACTACTTCAGCAGAGAAAGACTTGATCCATGGCACTCGGATTATTTGTACACCTAAAGACGCGCAAACTTTAACCCGTGAATCTACCTCAGGGCTCCCATCACAAGGATCTACTAACATGATCCTAAGTTTACCCTTCTTAGAGCTAACACCTAAGCTGGTTAGTAATTCTAGGATCGCTGCCGCAGGGTACTTATGCTCTGGATCAATTAAAATAGTCAATGTATACGGAGCAGTCTCTCCCGCGGTTCTCGATAGCTCAGCAGAGTTAACCATTGGCCCGGCTACATAAACAAGCCCTTTGATCTGCGTAGAGTCAGCAATACTCGCAGCATAAGGAACTGCCATAATGTTAGCGCCAATGGGCTTGAAATTGCCACAAATCAAGTAGTCAATATGTGTCACATCTAGTTCTACCTTAATATCGTCGTCACGGTATACGATAACTGCGTCTGCTTGCTGTAACAATGGACTATGAGCGTCTATGAACATAGGCTCTAATCCGAAAGCTAATGCCTGCATCCCTACAGATCTATCATATGTGGCTGCTCCCGGATCTCCGACAACAGCTAAGATATGCCGCGCAGGCTGCACCTTACGGGCAATCGACATAGCTACGTCCACCGCAGCGGACGGGCCAATGCGGTGGACTATGTGTACTATGATCTTCATTTGACGAATGTGATCTTAAACTTAAGCGCACCATCCTTATATTTGCCGTCAGTCTTTGTAGCCGTCTTATCTTCCTGCGCTTCTTTCTCTGCCTTCTTAAGTTTAAGGCGGAGCTCCTCGACTGCTTTAGGATACGTCCAAGTCCCCAGAGGAGTTGATAGCGAGATCTTGGCCAGGCACCCGATAGTCCAGGACGAGTCAAGGATGTTATCATTACGGAGTCTATCAAACTCTTCATTAGCGTCAGTGGCTACCTTACTCTGGAACCCAGTCAGCAATTTAATGCATTCTTTAATCTGGATGGCTAGCAATATAGGATTTGTCTGGAGTGCCGCCGACATTAGGTTGTGGCATAGTATAGCAAGTTTGCCAATGTTACCTTCGTGAATGTCATACGTCGAGATGGTGTCTAACGGTAACATTGATTTGCCTTCGTTAGCTGTCTGTACTGTGAATAGTGCGTTTGTCATAGTCGCCTTTTAATGGTTGTCGGGTCCATAACGTATTGACGGCCCCGGTTTCGTTGTTTATTAGTTGTGTTTGTTCTCCGGTAATCACGCTGTAGCGCGTTCCCGGTGTATCATTCGCTACGGCAGTTGCTACCGCTACGATGTAGTTCTCGTGTAATTTAGCTGGAAGGCCTGGGAATTGCTTCACCATACCCTTCAGTAGCGTATCTGGATCGGCAGCTATCTCGGCTACTGACGCTAATGCGCAGTAGTTCCATGAAGCTAACGACAGGAATGTGTTTGAAGGCGGAACCGGAAAATTAGGGACGACGGGCTCCCCTGCCTGAGCAGTTGACCTGTCGCTCTTTTGCGATACCGCGGATACTAAAAACAGCATTATCTATGACCCAATAATATAATAGGATTATCCGACTCAAATTGAATCTTAGGATTATCCTTTTTAATATTACGCTTAAACTCCTCAAGATGATTCTCAGCTGTATCTACGATAAGTTTAATATGATCTTTGTCTAGCGGCGACACCGTAGTCAGGTAAGTAAACCCACCTACTTTATCGTCGCAGCATAGCGTTACAATGGCTGCCTTTAGATTTGAGACCTGTCCCATCTGCTCTACTTCGGACATAATATGTCGGCTTACTGCTACGTCGGGTACGATGCGCTCCTCGATATGCGTTAACATAGCCTTGGTCTTCATCGTATCCAATAACTGCTCGGGGCGCCCATCTGGGAACTCCGGGTTCTCGTATAGTAAGATAAGCCTAACAGGTGTTTTATCTCTTATTTTGATTTTCCCGTATGTCTTCCCTATCGTTGCCTTTATCTTCTTCTGGATCTCTACTAATCCACGGAGTGTCAGCTCTTTATGGACTACTTTGACTTCGTGAGTTTCGCCTTCGCAAGGTGGCATTTTATTCAGCCACTCCAGTCTACAACGATCCAATACCTTTTCTTGTCGTGGTAAAATTGACATTAATTTACTAGCCTTTTTTTAATTTGTTCGCTGCAATGCACAACGAACTGTTTTCCAATTACAGTTAATCCTTTTAGATTAACCTGCGGTTTACTGCTGTCACCAGACGGAAACGTGACTGTTACAGTGTAATCTATCCCTTCAGAGGGTAAGGCTGCCGCAACCACGTTATAAATCTGCCCTACAACATAAAGCTGCTGATGATTAAGTTCTTCGCTCATGCATCGTCAGTAGGAGGGGTCTTAACGACTTCCCTGCCTTCTGCTCCGTCATCGATGGTAGAGTGATATGTGGCTAAGCCTTCGTACTCCTCTGGTGTTAACTCCAGGTGTACCTTGAGGTAACCGTACATCGCCAACAGCTCACCCAGCATGTCACCGACATGCTTACGTACTTGCTGCACTCTGTGTGTAACCGGGAATGCCGCTTCTTCAAGTGAGCATATATTGACTACTTGGCTTCCTATCTGGTTAACGCCTATTGACACACCTACGATACCGTGCAGTAACATCAGCTGTGCTATATGGTTAATGCCAGACTCGCCTAGTATAGCTATACTAGGCGGTGTAGCTCTGACATCGGGAAGCTGGGAGTTATTCCGGTTTACTGTTGTCTTCATCTTTAGGCCCCTCATAGGTCTTACCAGCACGTAGTCTGATTTTACCACTCCTGCTTATCCGCATGCTGAAGCGGGTCTGCTCTGCGACTACATTACCAGTCTCGTCGATATCTACTACCTGTATATGCGGACCAGCGCATACGCCATCGTAATAGATAGGCTGCAAGACAATACTGCCGTCGCCTTCACTGATTAACCGCATGTCGCCTTCGCTCGGCATTATGATTCGTATTGCTTGTCTTGTGCTCTCTTCATCCATTATATGTGTCCTAGTTTTGCTGTGTGTAATGCAATGCATACGGCGTCTGCCATACCATCGCTATAGATTATTTTCCGTTTTCCAATGTTCATATCGATGTCAGGAAATCTGTTTAATACCAGCTGAATAGCAGCACCTTTGTCCTTCTTAGTTCCTGCCAGTATATCATTCTTCCACGCTTTAGGGCGTACAAGATATGTTGACCAGTTAAGCGCAATAGCCATGCCTTGCAGCAATCCATATGACTCGCCCAGTCTTAACATGCTTACTACACCTTGGCCTGGCATAGCACCTTGTATTTCGATACCTATCTTCGGAGGCCCATACAAGCGTAGATCAGATTCTCTAGCGTACCGATCCAATTGCTCCTTGAACCAGACAATCACCTCTTTTATATTTATCTTCGCTTTAGTGCCCTTAGCCACTCCGGCTGTTATAGGCATTAATGTGGCAGTAACAAATTTATCGCTTACTGCAGCTAACCCGCCGGTTATCCCGACGTCTACTCCTAGCGCTATTGACATGTGTCTAAGCTCCGTAGTTGTTGTTTCAGTTCGTCTATTTTCGTGTCGAGCTCTCGTATTACTGCGGGATCAAAGTCCTTTACTGCCTTGTCCCGTTTCATACGCAAGCGATCGATACGCTGTAAGGATTGTATGCGCTTACGATAATTCGATCTACGCTTCTTCCTTATCTTACGCATAGCCGTATGGCCTGAGTGTCGTCCATCAGCGTATGCTACTGCTTTGTCTATAAGCGTCCATGTATCCATTAACCTAGCCTCCCATATATCCCATTCCTCTTCAGCCTGTGTCGGCTGCTTAGGCGGCTTAGGCGGCTTAGGCGGGGTGCCATTACTCAGTCTTGTAGTCTTCCTTGCTTCCTCCCAGCGATGCGGTATCCTACCCTTAGGCCGGGACGGCGCACCGTCTGCACGCATGTTAACCTTAAGACAGTCCCAACAAGGCAGCGGAGGCGCGCAGTATACGGCATCATTAAAGTCTTGGCTGCGTAACCAGTCACTCACGTTCCAGTACTTCAGTCCGTCACAATAGGGCTCTCCGCGACTCTGAATAGCATAATACAGAAACGCAGGAAAGTGTGCGGGACTCTGTAGGTCAGCCGGGGCTATGCCGTACATGACATCCTTAACCTCTGTACCTCTGTACGTGCATAGTAAGCCGTGGGATATGAAATCAACTAACTCCCAGCCAGGTATTATAATCTGACTCGGGCTGCAAGACCAGCGATTAAGCTCCTGCCACTGCATTGACTCCGTAGTTATGCCATGGGGATGGGGCTCAATCTGCACACCGGCAGTGATTACAGCGATTGTTTTACCTGGTATAAGGCAGCCTGCGCTAGCCACCGGAATAGCAGTAATAGGGGACCTTAAACTTTCCCCTGTCGCTATAGATATTCCGTATTGTGCTATATCAGGGGTGTCGTTGTCAATGATATCTTCGCAGGTTACGTCAAATGGTAAGCCGTATAATCTGCACACCGCCATTGTAGCGATTATCTTTCTAAACAAGTTATGCGTTGTACCAGCGTAATTTGTCTTTCTGTGCTTGTAGGCTAATAACTGCGCTCGATGTGTTAATGCGTGTGCGCCCTTAAGTATAGCCCAGCCTTCCCTATCAAACAGCAGGTCTACTATAAATGTAGATTTAGGGCGTAAGAACTCTTTAGTCTCGTCGAGTACGCCGACGCGGCTTAATGCTGGCAGCAACTTAGACTCCCAGTGCTTATTTGTAGCACGCACTGGGTATATTCCACGTACAGATAATAGATCAGGACTCCTATATTTAGGGGATGGGACACCTAATACCGCGTCCCAAACCCCGGGCCATTCGTCCCTATATTGACTAGGCGTAAATGGGTCCACAGGGATAAGGGATTCCGGCATAGCCGATCGTATACTACGAAGGTAGTCGATATCACCGACGCGGTCGGCGTAGACATAGCTTGACGACGAGAACGGGAAATGCGGGGTGTCCACAAGTCCCGGCTCTGCCATCATAAGCCCCTGTACTCTACGCTTGTTCATTACAAGTAATGCCGCGTCAGTCATATTCATTTAAAGCTCCTCGAATAACCTAAGCCCTACGGGCAGATATGGTACGCCTCTCTTGGTATACCTATGGTACTGCACAGTAATCTTACGTCCTATTGCTAGGCTCGGATCGTCAACATACTGCTTCAGACTATCTAACTTACCTTTCATCTTTACAGTGAAGGTCTCAATGCCGGTAGGCATCTTGCATTCGAACACGGCTTTATCAGCCATCTTACCACGGCCGGAATTGACGCCGATTATCTCGAACTCTGCATCTACAAACAATTTAAGCTTAAGCAGTTGGTTGCAGTGATGGTCTGCTTTGCTAATATAAGCACCGTCACGATTCCTTGCCATAGCGCCTTCATACTGATCTTCCAGGTACTTATCGCGAAAGATATATAATGTTGCCTCGTTAAAGACGATATCGGTGGGCACAAGTATAAGCGGGACTATTTTAGATCCGCGCTTGAATACCTCTGTCTTTAGCCAGTCAGATCTTTCTTCGAATGGCATTTCAAAGCGATCACAGCCCGGTACGCAATCATAGATGTAGTAATGCATTAATTCGTGATCAGGCTTAGGCTTACTGCTGCGAATTAACGATGACAGTTCCTCAAAGTTATCAGCATAGTCATGGTTGTACAGTTCGCCGTCAAGGCATATGTCCTGTAAGTTAAGCGCTTCTATTGCCCTAATTATATGGGGCATAGAGTTGATAGGCTTACGCGTCCTGGACCATAGCGTGCATACCCCTGATTTAACCACGGCTATACAACGGTGACCGTCAAGCTTAGGTTGTACATAGCACGGGAATACAAGATGCTTTTTAGCGTCCTTGTATTTGTTCGCCAGCATAGGCCACATTCCGCCTTTAACAGCGTCAGAGGTTTCCCCTGCTCTTGCGGCTTCTTCTGTATCACAATAACCGCGTTTACGCTTCTTCTCCCACTGCGCCTGTCCTTCAAGCGCTGCCTGCTCTTCCGGGGAAGTCGCATTTGCTCTGCCAATGTTCTTACCCTTTGTTATGACATCAGGTACCGTATCCTGTATAGCTCCGCCAAGCTGCCCATAACGTTTTGTTATGGTATTGCCATCTACCCTAAGCTCCCAGCATTGGATAGCGCCCGTACTTGTTTTCTTGTATAATGGTGGAAATGTTTTAATCATAGTTCTTCCTTTATTTTAATAATTCTGCAGTCCGGTAGTGGTTTCTGAATGACTCTGTTCTTTACCAGAACCGGGTTAACTGAATATAGATATCTATAAATAGCATCAGCTATCAACGCAACCTGTGGATGCGCTCCAGTACCTCCGCGCATCAGAATAAAGTGGCGCCACTCTCTCATATTCATCGTTATAAAGATCTCTGTCTTCAAACACGTAGGTAAGTTTGCACGCGCCATCTGTGGTGCCACTCCGTCAATAATTTGCGTCTGATATGTGCGCATATCATTTAAACAAGCGAACAACCAACGAAGCTCTATACTTGTTAGGCGTGTATATAGATCTGCGAACGCACCTTCGCCCGCCAGCAAATCAAATCCGATTTGTTCGTCGAGCGGTACATTCCCAGAGGAGTCATCAAATATTGGGAGGATAACCGCACCAGTATCATATGTGACGTAGCGCGTGCTCTCCTGGCTATAGGATGCGAGGCGGTGCCTGACAATCTCGTGTGAGATGCCGCGGTCACATACAACCTTTACGGTCATATTTGCGTGTTCAAGTACGCTCTCGTGGCCCGACTCAATAAGCTTAGTCACAAGCTTCACCCCAGATCCGGGGCACGTCTTATCCTCCGATTTATAACAGACTCTACCAGCGCGTTCAATTAGCGCGATAGGATTTTGTGTAATTGAGACTACTGTGCATTGCTCTGTTGTTACAATCATATTATCCTTGTGCTATGCTTTCTACATATTGTTGTTTGGGTACTGACAGTAATGCGCCAGTTGCGCCGGGCACGAGTACTACCTTGGTGCCATATAGCGACATCTTGTTTGTAATAATGTCCGACAGTATATCCTTAGACAGACCTTCTTCGCCGATATGCCATAAGCAGATATCTAGTTTAGTACTAGGATTCCGCCTGCGGAAATCGTTAAAGATCCGGAACATGTTAAACGCAGAGGCTGTACCAGGGTGCCCGTTGAGGCTGTTATCCGTAAGCCAACCGCGCTTAGCCCACAGCATAACAGGCCGTCCGTGCGCTTCTACCATACGTGAAGGCGTATTACCTATGGCTACCCAGTCAGCGGTGTTAAACACATTGCCTTTCCACTTCTGCGGGGTCTTAGCTTCGTTAGGGTTTACCTTATATGACTTTGCCATAGCCGTAGTTACATCGTCAATGGTAATAGGCCCGTGTATTGCGAGCTCGTTGGCTATGCGCTTAGCTATAAGTATTAAGTCGCTCTTTGATTCAGCTGCAGCTGCTTTACCTAGCTGCTTCTTAGCTACACCTTTTTCAGGGTCAGCTTTAGCATCTATCTTAGCGTTATTGCGGTCGGTTACGGCACGCTCGAACACGCTATCTTTAGTAGGCCAGGCGTCTTTAGCTATGCAGTGATCTCTGCAGGCTTTATAAAGGTCGCGTGCTCTGTCTCTGGTTAACCCGCACCTACGCCTGATCTGAGCTACAAAGATGTCCTGCTTCTTAGCTTCCCTAGCTGTTCTAAGAATACCTGAGTACACTACTGACTTTACATAGTCTATTATAGGGTCGTTTTCTTTGACCTTTAAGATCAACGCATCAAAAAGCTGGTCATTGACATCAAACACTTTGAATACTAACTCAGCTCTGAGCTCTTCCACGTCTCTTTCATTGTCGAGATATGAATTAATAATATCTACTAAGCGTTCAGCGTGCTCGTCTACGAATAATTTAAGCACAATATTTGTGCCGGTTTCCGGAGGAGTAGGCGTAGGTGGCATCACCAATCTAGCTACCTTAATATTAGGCTTATTCAACTCCGGTATCTTCGCCATAGCAGGAAAATCACCGGACGCTTTTTCTGTAAGTTCCAGCTTAGGGATCTCTGGTGTGGCGCTTATTGTATGCACTTGTGCTGCGGGTACTAAAGACCCTGTGGCTAAGTATAAGTTTATCTGTGTAATTACGTTATCAAGTTCTTTCATTTTTTCTCTTCGTGTTACTTTATTGGGCTCACTGTCCCGTTGTTAGTATTAACTTACGAGGCCTGTGGTTTTTCATCCAGGCTTCGATTTCGATTATCGTAGACGTAGTCATAACGCCTTCACGAATTAAGTGATCGCATATATTGCAGCGATCAACATGGAGTATTGCCTTAGGCCTGATATAATACCCGCACTCGATAATGCCTGGCTTTAACCGGCATATCGTTACAGGCGGCTTACATCTTGCGCAGACTACCTTAGCGGTGTCTTCATACGTCTTACTGCATTCTCCGCAGAGCTGATCAGGTATGCCTATGAAGACACGCATTATGAACGGTTTCCCGCACATAAGGCACGGGCATATTCCGCCAGTAGTAGGAGCCATCGAGGTATCCTCGAATATCAGCTTATCATTCCGGAGCACCGGAAGTTTCATGTACTCAGATTGTGTGCTCATATGTACCTATAGTTGAAGATCCAGGTCCGGTTCGAATACTGCCGACCAATACCGCGGATCTGAATTTCCTTGTTTTCTGTCCCAGAACACCCAGCGCGCAAGTACAGGTGGAATACCCCTTGTTCGTGATGTGCTGACCCAGTGCTCTTCCATTGCTAGTTCGGCCTTATCAGAGACATTGCCAGCGCCTATCTGTTTCGGCGTCTTACCATATATCTGCATTACATGCGTGTCTGTACAGATAACATCGGCTTTAATCGGGTATAGCATCTCTACTATGAAACTCGATTTAGCTCTACCGATACCTTTCGTGCTGTCCCGTATTCTGTCACGGTAATCTATCCACGACTCATAGTCACGCTTAAGCCATTGCTTAGGATTAACCCAGTACTTATCGCTAAATTCATGTATGAACTCTGTTCTGCCGTTCTGCATACCAGCTTTAGCCGAGCTTATAGCTTCAAGCAATAATGGTCTGCTTCCCAGCCACTGTAAGTCCTTGAGTGCGAGATAGAGCCGGCAGTTATTGCGCCACGTGGTATGAACCGACGCAAACGCAAATAACCAACGGCGGAATATATCCTCAGTACTATGAGGCGTTATCGAACTAAGATATCTATAGTATCGCTCTATTTCATCAGTATCAATGCGGGCTATTGCTTCCGCCGCATTTTTAGGGTCTATCCTTGACGTAAGCTGTTTACGCTTCATGTACTGTAGGTGCCCCTGCCTCAATCTCGGCTAATACGGCCTTACGCTTAAGATACAACATTGCTAGATAGTCCACGTAATTGTGGATATCCTCAATCGTATCCAGTACAGACTCGTCTGTAACTTCCGGGGTTACACGGCAGTCACGTGCCAGTGATATAAGCCGCATGAATTTATCACCTAGTCTGACAAGTATACCCGTCTCAGCTGTAGGGACTATTCCCATTAACTCGCATACGCTTAAGTTAAACAATGAATTGCCGCTTTTTTGCTGGTCACGGTTGTAGTCAGCGCCCTTCTTTTTCGCTGTCTCGATAGTTCTATTAAAGATCTTTGTCCTGAACTCTATCATTTCGTCTAGGCTTATTGCCATAGGGTTTTCTAGCATCACATTTCTCTCGTTAATGTAGTTTCTGATGGATGTATCGGTTTCGGTATTTTGCCTTGATCTAACCAAGTAAGTTTTTTCTTCGTTAGTTCAATGTCGCCGGCTACGCTGACTAGTCGTGCAGCGTCAACAGTCAAGTCGTGCATTGCCTGTAATCGCGCAGCACTGCTAGCTTCTTCGTAATTCATAGACGCAAGCTGATACGGCATATCGTTTTTACGTAACGCATAGCCTTCGACTGTATGAATAAGCACTTTTGTTTCTTTCCATACATATCTTGCAGTTACGCGCCCACGCAAAGCGAGGTACCAGACTTGTAAGTCGTCATAGTTCGTCATTTATAATCTCCAGCTGTTGTAGCAGCATGTCTATTTCGGTTGCCTGATCGGCAATAAGCCCACCGTAGTAGGCTGCTTTACTTTTCTTAGCTGCCTCAAGTTCCAGCTTTCTGCGGTTGCAAATCTCAAGTGACAAGCGCAGTTCTTCTGCTGTACGTTGTGGCTTTTCCCATACTGGATCTGGCATAATTACCCCGGAGTAGTTGGTGCTGCAATACTTGCAGGTTGTTCAAAATCGTCGGACGTAGATACTGGATTGCATACGTAGCGACTGCATACGTCATAGATCCCGTCCAGAAACAGCCTAGCAATTCCAGCCATGTGTTCAGGATTAGCACATATTTCCAATGCGTGCTCAAGCGGAAGCTGACACTCACTGGCTTTAGCATAGCCCCAAAACCTAAGCAGGTTTGGCAGCGACGGAAGCGACCTGGCGTATCTCGCACCTTGCATATAGATGTTAGCTATATCGCCCATGTACTCGTCTTTCTGCCAGCGCGTATCTACGCCAACCAGTAAGTCGCCTGGTACTTTAATGTCGTAGGCAAATGCTTTGTTAACGAGCATAGGCCATATCGATGTCTGCATGCGCCAGCCCAGCAGCATATGGTAATCCATAATACAGTCAGATGCTTCGTCTACGTTGAACACTTCGTGTATGCGTGTGAACACGGCTTGAATCAGTTCCTTCTCTGTAAGATATGCTGATACTGTACCTGCGTCGCAGTCGAACTTAACCGGCTCGTCGCCACAGAGTATGTAGTGATTGCAGGTACCGGCGACTAAGATAGATACGGACAATACCTTACGGTACTCGTCCCAAAACTTAGCTGCGTCACGTAACCCCACCTCAACGGCGGTCTTATATGGCCCGTCAAGCATAGCCTGTGTGTGAACAGGCGGGGACTGCTTCATCTTATCTTCGTCCATGTCAGTCAGCATATACATAATAGCCATCTGATTTCGAAATATCTTTCTCATGTTAAACTCCAGTTAGTTGTGCGCGTGTGTTAACTGCGCACAGATCACTTAATGCGGACTCTATAGGTATGACCTGGAAGTCATTCGCATTTAATTTGTTGCCAGACTCTATGTCTAGTAACATCCAATCAGTATTATTAATCGATACGATATCACCGTATACTATACTCTTACGTTTAGCAGATTTTAAACCACTAAACATATCTACGCACTCAGCTATTACGTCCTGCGTTGACTCTGGTATAGACATCTCAATAAGCGGCATAGTAAAAGCGGTGACAAACCACGACTTTTTATCTTTAAACTCTAACAGCTCTGCGCTGTTATCAAGCATTGCCTGACATAGAAAGTCGCAGGTAGCCCGTAGGTCAAGTTTAATAAGGCGCAAGGTTACGCGTTCAGTAGGTAATATCATATGGTCCAAATTGACGTATAAACACGTCTATTTCCTGCGCAATTATCCAGAAGTTGTGGAACTTGCCGATAGCATTGAACGGCGGAATAATCCCACTACTTGCGCAGTTAGGCGCATAGACGGCTGCATAAGCCGCACACTTACTCGTGTCTTTAACTCTGGTAAATATTACAGGCAGCTTCACTAGCTTGTTATTAAGATAGTCTTCGAGTAATGCCAATACTTCTTTACTGTTATCTGCTTTACACGTCATAGTATCTAAAGCGTATACAGCACTGCTTTGCGCTGCACCGAAGATACCAGGTCTAGTCCTATATAGGATAGTCTTTACTCTGTCTATCATCGGACGCTCTGTCGTCTCGTCGTCAAACAAGTCTAGCACCTTCTCGACTTCAATAAGATCTTTAGTCTTTATGTCCATACCTTTCAAGATGCGGCGCGCTATCATATCGTCAGTACTCTGCGTGCTGGTTCTAGCACCACTGTCGTATTGCTGTTTTACTTTTGTCCAGGCTTGATGATTCATTTCTTTTGTACTCTCCTCAGTTTTGCTTTTAAAGACCAGATACGCATTACACCAAGTCGCAATAATTTATGTATTGTGTGTATGTCAGGCTTGACGGCGTCCTTGTCTATCTTAGGTCCGCGTATAGATTTTATCTGATAGCGGTGCCAGTTCTCGTTGTATACCACAGATAGGATTCCTGCGCGCTCCGGGATCTCTGGCATTTCGGCCAGCTTCTCCGGTACGCAGAACCACAGCTTATGTACATGTTTATCGCGCATATGGCCTCTGCCTCGATTTTTGAGCTGGTCACACCTTAAGTCTGACGCCGTTATCTTTATCTCGATCTCGTCGATCCATCCAGATTTCCTGACTATCAGTATGTCAGCTTCGTGATTAAGCAGGCCCCAACTTACGTTAGGGACCATTATGTTCTGTACGTAATCAAAATGCTCCGACAGTAATAACTCAATATCACGTGTCGTCAGTTTCGGGAGCTTTAACTTCTTCGGCAGGCTCACTGGCTTCAGGGGCTGCGGCTTCGACTGCAGGTTCTGCAATGTCGGCAAGTCCTTTGTATCCCTTTGCTGCTTCAGCGTCTTGTTCAGCTGCATCCGGCATCTCTCCGTTTGGTGTATTCATAAACATTTTTTCGAAGTCAAATCCAAACCCACGAATTCGTAATACCTCACGCGCCCATTGAAGCATAGGTTCATTCGCATAAAATGCGCGAAGAAAGTCCTCGTCGGAACTGAACGGCTTATCTGATATAGCACGGCAGAATACTCTGCCACTATGCCGGTACGCATGCATTGCCACCTTATCAGCTTTAGGTAAGTACCGTTCAGCTAATGGCGACTCAGGATGCCCTAAAAGGAAATCAGCGTCTGTTTTAACCATGTCAAATCCGTTAAGGAAATCAAGATACAATGTTATTTTTCGGTGCCTTGGTGACACTTTATTCTTAAACGTGTACAGCGTAATTATGCTGCCTATCTCAGTTCCTTGTTCTTTTAAGATCCACTTCTTAGCATCGAGATCAAGTCCGAATGTGGCGTGGATACCGATTGCCTCTTGCGCAAGTGAAGACTTAGTTTCTTTATTGAAGTCACCTGCTTTAGGTATTCTCGCCGTCTCATGCGAGGCAAGCATTACAACTGTTTGTGTCTTATCAAAGCGGCCTACGCGATCACGTAGATACTCTCTGATCTTTTTCGCGTGGTAGGCAACCTGCTGTGTAGCGCCTAGATTGGCGACATCCTGGCTAGCATACTTCTCAATACCCAGCGAACTAAGTGAATCAATCCCAAGCATTACCGGAACTTCGTTATCAGGATCTATCGGATCGTCGAATACCGTTTTCTTAATCCTACCTTCTTTAGATACGCTCCCGCCAAATCCTCCGCGTATATTACAGATAAGATTGTCAGCGTCTTTTGTGCAGGCTTCTAATGTCAGCGATGTTATATACATTAACGTACGTGGGTCAGCGCCTATTGTACCGATAAAGTCCGCAGGTGCCGGGGCTCCCTCTGTCTCGATATGTGCACAGATAGCGTCAGCGCTTATCTGCCCCATCGCATAGGCCAAGTACATGTAAGATGATTTACCTTGCGAGTATTTAGCTCTGAGCTGCATCATACGTCCGGCAAGAAATCCACGCATTCCCATGAACCACTCCATTGTGATACAAGGCAGCCGTGTTTTTGGACATACGAAGTCTATGTAGCGCCAACGCTCCATAGCAGTAGATACTGTCTCGGCAGTAGTGCCTTGCGCGGCTAATCTTCCTATAAGTTTATCTGTTCTTGATACAGGCTTTTCTTTAAGTTTCTTTTTTCTAGGTGCCATAATATATCCTAATAAGTCGGCGCCCTGCATTGACAGGGCGCCTATTCAGTTATTTATTCCTGGAGGTCGCGCAGGAACTTATCCTGGTCAAACGCAGGAACAGGGTCCCCTGGTACAGGAGCCGCAGGCGCTGGAGTTGTGGGCTGTACGCCGACGCCAGGTTGTCCGACAATAGCAGGAGCCACAGGTGCAGCAGGAGCCACAGGTGCAGCAGGAGCCACAGGTGCAGCAGGAGCCACAGGTGCAGCAGGAGCCACAGGTGCAGGAGCAGCCGGAATAGCAGCAGCAGCCGGAATAGCAGCAGCAGGGGGCGCAAAGCCACCAGCCGCAGGAGCAGCCGGAATAGCAGCAGCAGGGGGCGCAAAGCCACCAGCCGCAGGAGGGGGCGCAAAGCCACCGCCAACTATCGGTGGAGGCCCAAGCATCGGAGGAGGCTCAGGGATCTGCTTATCCGGGAAGGCCAAGCGAAGCAATGCATGCTCGTGATAACCCATCGGAGATCTTCCATTGAACAACGTTACAAGGGTCTCAACAATAGAGTCCTCTGTAGGCATATCCAAGAACGTCTCAGGCTTGCGTAGATCATACCGCTGAGATAGCAGGCCTTGATCTATACGATGTGCCCTCGAAACCTGGCGCTGCGCGTCTGTAAAGACAGCAATACGGTAGGCTGAGAAATCACCCTTATCAGTCCCTTTATCCAGAACGAGAAGCAGCCCTGAATTAGGATCTGTCAAGTCGCCGTGAGCGTAGGACATCATATAGTTAGTCTTAATAAGCTCTTCAAGTCCAGCCTGTGTATTTGGCATAAATACCAAACCATCGCGCTGATCTATAAGCTTATTAGCGGCGCCAGTACTGAACATCCCTAACTGCGTACCTTTAGTCGGGTCATGCACATCGAAGATGTTGCAGAGCAGCAGCTCGCCTATACGCCCGAACGGAGTACCCTTGCGGGACTTCTTACCGTCCTTATCAGGAGGGCCAGTACCTTCAAGCAGGTAACCCCACGTACTGGGGTCTGATTGAATAGCATTGTACATTACCTCAAGCGGGCATGTCAGAGGGTTCTCTGGTGTAGAGAACGTCTGCAGTGATAAAATATCACGACGACTAGCTCCTCCGGTTCCGTGACCCGCAAACCTTACGAGCTTTATCATATAGCCCCATTCCGTCAATTTACCTTCAGGGGTCAGAGACTGAATCCACGAAGTAGCCGGATCGTCGTTATCTGGATGGAATGCCGGCAGCAGCCTGAAATTAATCGGTTGCGCTCCCGCCATATATTTTTCACGCACGCCATCTTTAAAGATTGAGCGCCGGCCTCCACGTTTTCTGTCTTTTACTTGGTCATTAAAACCCATGTTATTCTTCCTTTGCCATTTGAGGCTTAGAGTTACACGTGCATACTTTGCCGACACACTTGATGTCAGTACCTAGTAAGCACTCGCTTGCTGTTAATGTTAGTAATCCAGGACACGTCAATGACACAACTTCTACGTTACATGTATCTGTCCCAGTAATTGTGTTGGTGACTACCCCGACTATCGGTATGTGACCATAGCCTAAACCGACGATGATATCGCCTTTTTTAGCTTTTCTTCCGTTTGCATAATGCATTATACTACCTTTTTTGTTTGTATCATTCTTTCTCGCCCCAGCGATTGTATACGTCTATATCTATGGCTAGTCTCAGCTTTCCATACTTACCTCCTACAGGTATGTCTATATTGCCCATTGTATTATTGAACATATCAATGCAGGCATCGCGCTCTTCCAACGGGTATTCAATCATTAGAGCATCGTGTATCTGGTTCTGCAGCTTAAACCGCATATTGTATCTAGCACGCCAGACGTCCATTCTATCCATAGTAATCTGTGCTGTATCAGCCACTGTACTCTGGATAGGCCAGTTCTGCGCCTGTCGCTCAAGCTCGGGGCGGGTTGCGGGGCCGCTAACATGGAATCTACGTTTGCGCCCCCACGGATTAACCAGGAAGCCCGGATCGTAAATACTAGCAGCACATTCCTGCATATAGCCCCACGCGGTTGGATAAGTCTCTTCCTTCCACGCAGTAACCATCTTAGTTATCTCTATCTCAAGTTCGCCGACTGTCTTGTCTGTCCCAGTCTCAGCTTTTACTTGCGTGGCAATCGCTGCTGCCCCGCGTCCATAAGGAATCATTTGTTATAGTTGGCTTTTTATCCAACACTATGGGTTAAATTCCCCATAGATCGGCATATCTTTTCACCAGTGGTATTTGGTGTCGCGGCCTCGTGGAAGCATTATTGTCTCCTCAGCTTCTATGCTCTGCCCCTGACTGACGCGTTAGCAACAGCCTTCGGTTCGGGTTGGCGTCTCAGCGTCCCCGCTTAATTCCGCGATTTTGTTTCGGCCTTCCTTGGACATCTCTGCTAAAGCTCCGTAAGTTACTAAAGATCGTGTCTAATAAACTTTCTGAACGGGCGCGTCTCTCCCTTACGAATATACTCAATTACTGCGTACCCGTCTTCGTATCTGACCTGCTTAATTGTCCCGCTGGCCAAAGTGGCCATTATGTGTATGTTACTATTCATCTATACCGTCCTTTGCTTACGTTATCGTATATCACGCTGCCACTGTTACTTCTTCGCTACCACAAAGTAACATAACCTCATCTGTATTACAACCGAAATTGAGGTTCTTTGCTGATACACGAATAGTAGACTTAAACTCGTCACGGGTCATTGTCTTACCCTTAGTGTCTAAGTATACCAAACTCTTAATATATTTCTTGTACTCTTCGCTGTCATCGCCGCCTACGTCTTTAAGCCTAGCCGCCATGTCTATAAGGAACTGCTCAGGCACAATCTCTTGCGCGGGATTAAGTACCTTTAGATCAAACGCCGTAATTGCCGTAAGATCATGCAAGTCACGTCCAGGCGTTCGCAGTGCAGTCCACATGTTATCATCGCCGGATAAAGCCGCCAACACAAATAATTCTGCCTGTGTGAAGTCAGCCTCCATTAAGCCCCAGCCTTTGCGGGGTATAATTATAGTTCGAATACCTGGAGGAACTTTGTCCTTACCTCCAAATATGTTGATCATATAACCTTCTGCCTTCTTAGGCCAGTTCTGCGAGTTAGGCTTTGACGTTCTGAATCTGCTCGTCTCAGTTAACGGCGAGAACCTGGAGTGTAAGCGTCCGTCAGTCCATAGAAGGCCGGGTATGCCGCCTGACTTGGAGTGTTCATCCGGCCAGCGCAACCATGTCTTACAAGCTTGGTCTATTCTGCGGAACTGCAGCATGTACTTGACAAAAGCATGATCATCTTCAAGGATCTCAAGCGTTGTCTTATCAGTGGACGGGTTAATCTCCACGTCACTATCAAGTCCGGTGTTACCTACTTGCTCGCCCCAGGCTTTACCATCAGTTGACTTTACCGGACTAAGCTTAAGCGTAGTAAACAACATCTTAGCCACCTGCTGTACAGATGCGGGATTAAAGTTAGGTACGCCGTAATTAGCGGCCATAGACGTTATCAAGCCATGCAGCGTCGTTCTGACGCCCTGGTACGCGTCTATCAGCTCAGAGAGTCTTTCCATGTCTACAAGCATACCTGTGCTTTGAAGCTCGTACATGAGCTCCTGAGTGCGTAAGGTGGTCTTCCATAAACTGCAGAAGTCGCCCCGCTTCTCTAAGAAGCCCTCTTCTTTAACAAGCGCATACTGTTTCTCCATAATCTGCCTAGGGCCATCAACATCAATTGCGGCATAAGGCATCAGCATTTCATCGGGAACAAAACCATAGCCGTCTTCCGTCAGTTCCTTATTAGCTTTAACCCATATATCTAACTCCATGGCATAACGCCCGTAGTCAGTATACTTAATAGTTACTTCGTTTAGGTTCCAAGGCCCGGACTCATTTAGTATGTACTCGCCTAGCATTGTATCCCATACAACGTTTTTACGTATATCTATGTTCTGCGTACGCAGCCATTCTCCGTCAGCAATTACGTTATGCCCTACCACCCCTACCTTAGGGGATTCGAGTATACGCTTAATCTGCTGCCACGCCATAATAGGATCGTCCATAGCCTGTACACCGCCTGGGTGCGTGAAGTGTGCTATTACTACCTTACCATGATCATAGCCAAGCTGGACACTCCGGAAATACCTATCGGGGTCCATCCAGTTTTTTCCGTGCCATTCACAGTCAACTACAATGATTGTTTTCTCTATCTTGTCCTCAATCATGTCAGCGAACTTGCGCAGGTTATCGGCACGCTTGACCAGGGCGAACTGCGGAACATACTTATGTGAGTAAGTACCGTTCTGATACGCTACAAGTGTCTTTATGTCTTTCTCGAACGCAGGCAGCACTTCCTCAGATCGCAGTGTATACGCGGGGCTGTGCATAGCAAAGATTTTAGCATCATAGTCAGGGTGATCACGGAACTCTCCGCGGCATACTGAAATACCTACCTTAGCCCCGCTCACAGCTTTAAGCGCTTGCGCGCCTAGGCATATAATTACCTTGGGTTTACATTCCTCGATCTCGTGAGCCAATACTTTACTACACGCTGTTATGTCGCTTATCTTAGCAGACTTACCCGGAGGCAGAGCATACTTAACTGCATTAGTATAATACACAGAGCGCATATCAAAACCGAATTTCTCAAGCCTGTGTAAAAGGCGTTGGCCTCCGGGGCCTGTGAATACTGCTTTAGTCCTAGCCTCTCCCTGTCCCGGCTTTTCGCCTACAAACATGTAATCAGAAGGGAAGCTTCCGCTTCCGCCGATCCACGCTTTGCCTTTAAAGGTCATTGCCTGGCCTATAATAGCGTCGGGATAGTCCGCGTATTTACTCGCTGTTTTTTTCGCCATTTATTAATCCTTGCTAAATTGCAATACGCATTTGCCTTTGCATTTGCGTATATATATCCACGTTCCTGGCCGTGTTATTACAGTGTCTTTGTTAAACCGGGCTACTATCGCTTCCATGAATGGGGTTATCTCAGCTTCGGTCTTTACCCTGCTGTCTTTAGCAGGGTAAAGCTCTATGACTATTACGCCACTGTCCTTGATTATGTACTTAATACTGTCAATTACGTTATTAAGCTCAGCCTCAGATAAGAACATAAATATGAAGTCAGCTAACACTATGTCTACTGACCCCCACGGCTCTTGTATGAAATCTACACCGAGCTTAATCTTTACGAGCTCGACGTGAGTTTGAGCATCCGCCACCATATCGTAGCCGACAAACCTACCCTTAACGAACTCATTCATATTATTTATATTCCTGCAGTTGCCGCAACCTATGTCGATCACTGTAACGTCAGATGTGCGCCCTATAGCTTTAACTATCTTAGGCATACTTGTACGCAGAAACGGTGTCATTGTAGTTCTACCACAGCGTACACACCATTTATCGTTAACATATTTTCTACTCATACTATAAACCTGTAATCCTTTAATTGCTTAGCTCCCGAGGGAGCCGCATACGCGGTTACAGCAGCATTTATCTGCTTCCATATCTCACGTGTAGGGGCTTCGCCGGCATCCTTGTAGCCCTTAAGTATAATCGGCACGCAGTTACGCACCTTGCCAGAGAGCTTAAGTATCTCTTCATCCGCGTCACCAGGATCAAGCAATACAATTGCAAGATCCCAATATGAGTTTACCACGTTGACCTGCTTGTCTGTTACGCCTTTACCGAAGGTGGCCACTGCGCAGCGTCCGACGCGTATAGCGTCAAACACGCCTTCGCAGATAACCACTAATTGTGATTGTCTGGCCCAGTCGTAATTCCATAATAATTCACCTTTAGGCATGCCGGGCATCGTGAAGTACTTCGGCGGCTTTACATATTCGCCGTCTTCGTCCTGTATAAACCCCATAGGCTCATATAGTTCCTCCGGCATAGTATCGGGGTCATAGAGCAATCTGCTCTGCCAACCTATCAGTTCTCCGGCTATATAGAATGGAATCATAATAGTATTCGTAGTATTAAAGACGCCGCCCATAAAAGGTTTGCCTGCACTACAATAGCAGAGCCCGTATTTACGGGCTAAGTCAGCAGGATCAAACTTCCTATTACGTAAATAATCTAAAGCTTGATGACTGCTGTCCAGCTCTACGAACTGCTGAAGCTCACCAGGGACTATAAAGCCGGATGATTTCTTAACCTCAGGTACAGCACCAAACTCGGCACGTCCAAAGTCTACATCGCTTAACAGCTTTGATATAATTCCAGATACACAGCCACGCCAGCACTGGTACTTACCAGACTTAGCATTAACCGACATCTTCTTACGCTTACACACGGGACATACTGTAAGTATCTCTCTACCGTACTTACCGGTAGTAGATTTAGCCCACCCGAATTTAGCGCGTAGTGTTACTTCTAATTGTGCTGGGGTCATCCCAATGCTCCATAGGATTCCAACAAGCCCTCTTCTTCGACTATCTTCCTAGACCGTTCATAAACCGATTTTTTAGTCCACATCTTAAGTGTAGGGCCTTGGTAAACTGAGGTGTAGTGATCTGCCAGTGCAGAGTATCTTGTCTTCATAAATGATATATTAAGTGTGCGGTCACAGGGAGGGCTCACGCTTTTTGTAGTGCTCGCCCAAACGTCGTCACTTGGTATGTACCCCGTATCAGCACCTTTATCAGGTAACTTAAGCGGAGCCATTCCTAAGCTCAGGTCACATGGATGATGTACCTGTCTGGAGTTAGATGTATGCTGTATACGCAATACCTCTTTAGTCTGACCTTCGCTGTTTCCCTGCGTAGCAGTCCACATTAATACGTTGTGCTTCTTACCAATGTCATTCAGCTGCTCAAGTAACATCCTAAGTATTTTTGAATCAGTCATGTTGCGCGTCATACCGACTACGCCGTCCGTATTTATACGTTCCAGCCAGTCAACATATACCACTGCTCCGAAGTCATCAGGGTATCCCTGATTCCTCAGCAGCTCTTTCCACTTAGCTATTATTTCGTCGATATCTCTTAAGGTCTTACCACCGCCCGAAGCATCGTATATTCTAACATGGTTGCTGTAAGGGAACTCTGGTGAGTTAACATAACGCATACGTTCTCTTACGCCTACAGGCCATTGCTCACGCCTTATATTAAACAGGTGTGCATCTACCATCGCCATTACTGATGACGCACGTTGCTTTATCTGCGCACCTGGCAACTCAAGCGTGATCGTAAGAGAGCCTAAGTTCTGTATAGCTGCATTTACTGCGAAGTTAAGCATACCCGTTGTCTTACCGACTCCTGTGCATGCAACTAACAAGCCTAGCTGTTTACGTAATAATCCATTATTCGTAAGCAGATCTATGTGCGGTATGCCAGTACCTATTCTTCCGGAGACAGACTCTTCCTCGTCTACTTCGTCGAACGCACTTCCAAACTCCATCTCAGTGGTGCCTAAAGTTTTAAGCTCCTTATCAATGAGCATCATATGCTCTATCTGCTGGTCAGCCGTAAGCATACCCGCAGACTGTACCTGAGACACGCGGACGTGCTTCAGGTAGCCTACAAGCTCGCCACGAAAGTAATCAACAGACGCAGGCTGTGTCATTGACTGTACTAACATGTGAAGTACGGCGCTAAGCATAGGACGTTCGATATCCTCGATTACGGTGTCGTACGATGTCATAGGGAACTTCACCGCTGTAATAGCCTCCATCCTGAGTACCTCAAAAGGTATACGTTGCTGATAGCGTATAAAGTATTTATACATTATCTCAAACAGTAATCGTATTGACGGGATGTCAAAATCAGTCAGTTTGAACCAGCGCCCTGTTTCCGCTATGAACTTAACGTCCTTATATAATGTAAATAACAGATGTATTTGAAAATCTCTGGTGTAAACTGAAGATATCATACTCCTATCCTTCCGTAGCTTCGCTGTAATGCCGCAAAAGCACGTGGCCCTTTTTGTTCAGCTACTGCATAAATTCTAACATCCTCCTTTATCTCGTCATAGGCTTCTGAGGAGTACCGATCCATTATCTTCTGACTCGGACTATCAGCGTATATGACTCTGAACCACGAAGGGAACGGAGTCATAGGCGCCTCTAGCACGGCAGTAGCGGTCGTCTTGCGTCGCCCTGCATATACTAATACCTGAGCTGCTAATGCTTCATACTCGCTATCAGGCTCAAAGCCTGGTATGTCTGTAAGTAGAAGCACTGAATAGCGTTTGATTATCTCCGGCTTTACTAGCTCTGAAGGGCGCATCGCAATAGCGTTGGAGTCTACAAACCCAAAGGTATGCCGTATGTAGCTATCTAACTTCCAGCCTCGTTCACGGCATATAGTGCCCATAGCAATAAATGATTTTTTGTTCTGATGATGCTCCACCGGTGTCTTATCAGGCTTACGTCCAGTAAGCTCCTGGCGTACTTGAAAATATACGTCAAATGCTGTATGCATGTCAGCCTTTATCTGAGCCTCGTCTACTGGAGCATCGGGAGTTCGTCTATACTCTTCAGCCATACTTGTTCGAATCCTAAGTTTTTATAGGCCTTTTCCCTGCTCTTGTCGTCAGCAGCGAGCGGTCCTGGTTTTATTTTCGCTTTATCAGTAACAGTGTCCCAAGGGTGACAGAAGTCTATAAGAATAGCTTTCTCTTTACCGTCTACTTTACGGCTCTCACGTCCCGGGATCTGTTTAGCTACGATTTCGCTACCACCGCCTCCTGCATTGATTACCAGTTCAAGTTCGGGAAAATTAACCCCCTGCTTGTAGATGTAAGTACTGAACATCCTGTTTATCTTAGCATCACGCATCAAATTATATTTAGCTATACGCTCTTTAGTCGTGACTGCGTCCACTAACGGGAACTTCGTTACTTTATCAGCCCTAGTTGTTCCGTGTACGTAGTCTATGTCAGGGGCTTGTTCAAGCATATACTGCAGGTGCTCTATGCGCTGTGTTATACACAATGCCTGCATGTCTTCCGGCAGCTTCTTAAGGAGGTCGGCTATAATTACGTTACGAGGCTTATTTCTGATAATCCCGTGACGAACTTTACCATCTCTGGTCTTGTAGTTAAGATATTTACCTATGCCTATACCAGGCTCCGGACATTCAATCCAGAACACGCTAATAGGTACAAGCGCACCGAACTCTACTGCTTGCGCGTAGGTACAGGTGTAAACAGGCGGGCCGAACATAGCCTCGGTCATAAGATCTGCGCCGTCATATCTTCCTGACGGCGTAGCACTTACTCCGTAGCGTAAGGCACGGGGGAAGCTCATTACTACTTCGCTGCGCTTTGATGATGCAGCTGTATGAACTTCGTCGATTATTAGTACGCCGACATCGTTAGGATTAAGCCTATGCAGGCTCCCCAGTGTTACTACCTGTACATCGTCAGAGATTTTATTGTGCCCTGACATCAGCAATCCTACATCGCGGCCAGGCATAAAGTTTAATTCCGGGTTTATGAAGTCGTTATAGTTCTTCCTATTGATATCCTTATCAGGCGCGGCAATTACTATTGTGGGAGTCCCACGTAGCTTTAAACTCTCGTGAGGAAACGCCTGAGCTATTCCTGCAATCAAAGCGGTTTTACCAAACCCTGTCGGTGCAGAGGCGACGCCACCAAGTGACATCAACATCATATATACGCTCTCGTATTGGTAATTACGTAGATGTGCGAAAGCTGCTTTAAAGTCAGGAGCTATAAACTTAGTACGTTTATCTATAACGTCATACGTCCAACACTCAGCCTCTAAATGTTGTTTAACTCGGTGAGCTAGGCCTGCGTATGTAACTAATGTCTCTACTAATACATTAGTAAGACTATCTATATTTTTGGATATGGTGTATAACTCTTGATAATGCCCCGTACTTATCCGGGCCATTCGTTCTTCACTCCACTCAAGCTCACGTTTCCAGAACTTCAGCTTTTTGAGTAAAGACTCAGGATAAGTTGGATAGACACGCAAACAGCGGTCACCCAACTCAATAGTTGTGTGATTCATATACTTCCTGTGGTTTTGACAGTATGTCCCGTACTGTCTAATCAGTCACATGTATCTACATGTACGCTTACTACGCTGAATTTGCCGTAGCCTAGATTGTAGCCGTAAGGCGATAGCCCCACGTATTTTCCGACTAATGTAAGCAGCGACTCAAGTATTGACTCGGTTACATTATCACCTACCAGGGCTTCAAACGTTACGTCTGTACCTGGGAATATCGCTTCGTGCGTGCGGAACTGTCCTTTGCGGTATTGCCGCTTGAACAGTTCTGTCGGAGCTGCAAATGTCAGATCCATGTGAATATCCGCCGCTTTAAGCCCGCGGATCTTACCGTACTCTATGCCCTTACAAAAGGCTGAGTGGAACCAGGCTTGCTGGAACACTATATGGTTTTGACCGTCGCGTTGGAATTCGTCTGGACTGCCGTCGCGCTCTACGCTGTTTGCGAGGATATGTGACGTTAACTGCAGCGTGAATTTTGCTTGTTTCATCTATTCTCCTGTTCGGATTTATTGTTCAAATTCGTACTATACAGTATCACGCCCGTTATTGCAAGGCCTAAGAAAGCACGTGAGCTACTAAAACCACCCACGTGCTTTTTAAAACTATTCTTCAGCGATGCCACGCAACTCCTGGTAGAACAAGGCTGACTCGGTAAGCTGCGCTCTGCGCTTATAGTATGAACGCTGTTCTGGCATAGCGGCTATAGCAGCTCGTCTATCAGCCACGGCATCAATAAGTCTAGTGTAATGCTTATTGATTAGCGCGCCGCATATGATATTTACCCAGCCGGTCTCGAAGTCCCAGCGCAATACAAGGCCGTCATGGTACTTTGAACTGATTACAATCCCAGTCAGACTGTAACCTTCCTCAGTGTCTCCCCACTTATATTTTAGCTCGAAGATGTCGTGGACTGTTGCAGACTCTGAGATTATACGTTGCCCCACAGTGATGTAGCGGCCTATCAGTGGCAGCACACCTTTACTTATAGGCGCATTAATTGCTGCACCTAAAAGTTTGAGTATAGCTGTATCAAGCTCGAAGATTGTTTCGATCCCGATTTCTTTGAGCTGGTTATATACAGCGTCTATGTTTGAACATTTATTGTATTCGTCTTGACTTGTCATAGTTCTTCCTTAATAATTCGGGAATGTTTCCTGCCTTGTGGGGGTTGGCCATTCCTAGCGTGGTGTCAATTCACCGCCTCAACGTTACCTTAGAGAGCTAGGCAACGTACTTTTTCCAGCTTACTGGGCTCTCAAAATTAATCTACATCGCCGCTTACGGTCCAGTTGACTGTCGCGGTGTTACTATATACTTTGTACCAAGCAGGTAGGAACAGGTCATGATGCTCTCTGCCGCTGTGGCTTACACAGCCACGGGCGTAGACGTCGTCTCCATCCATACGCGTAGCAGTTGCAACATGCGAGTTGCGTGTACCAGTATCGTTATTAGCACCTAGCTTGAGGTCGTAATAGATCCCCCAAGCTTTAGCTGCCCAACCATCGGCTTTTATATCAGTAGCGCTCCCGCCAATACCGATTGTACGGTAGCTAAGTATAGACGATACTTCACGCATTAGACTACGTAACCCAAGCGTATCTGCTAAGCTGCGCGCCACAGAAGAAACATACGCGGTAGCAGTTCTAAAACCGTACAACGGCATTGTCATGAGGCTGTAGGTCTTTGTTTCACATTCCTTAGACGCGACTGACTTAGGCATCTCTAGCGAAATAGCAGTAGTGAATATAGGATGCGTTATCTCGATGGACGCTCTATACCGGTCCAGAAGAGGCGTAAATATTTCTAATGCTGTTTTCCCACTTTGCTTACCTCTAGGTGTTACCGTTGTTTCTAAGCTATTGCCCTCAGGAAGATAACCGTTGTTATGTTCAACGCAACGACGCAGGAACTCCGACACATCATAAGCCATTATTTTAGAGCTCTGGAGATACTTATTCTGCCCGACCACGTCAATCATGTGCATAACAGTGTCATACAGCATCAATGTCATGCCGTACTTAAACGCTGTGTTTCTCGTTTTTCCAGTCGCTTCAGCGGCGAACAAGTCCTGATCCGCTTTCACGAAGAAGAACTCACCCTGGCGTTTAACATCGATACCTTTAGCTTCAGCTTCTTTAACCTCGTCAGGCTTCAGAAGCTCGTAGGCCTCTTGTACTGTCGCAACTTTTCCCGGCAAGTGCGTGAAGAAAGGATTGAAGTTAAAATAATTCAGCTCCTCTTGATCGCAATCAAACAGGAAGTAATCATCCTCTACCTTCAATACCATTGCGCCGGCAAAATGCCGACTAACGACGTAAAAGTTACCAGCCCATGTACGCCTGCGCTTACCTTGTACAGGAGGTATGATAATGTCAGTCGCTTTATCCCACGCCACGATTTCAAGCTTAGTCAGGTCTAAGCCTGCTCCGCCTTCTTCAATCACAACGTTCTCGAAAGGAACTGGAATGGCTCCGGCAGCCTCTGCGGCTTCCTGCGGACGCTTCTGTGCGTTATGTGATGTACCGTATACTATGCGGCTGGCGTTAAACACGCCTGTGTCACTATCTAATGGACGTACACCTATTACGTTACTTGCATGCTTATTAATCCCTGTTTCAGGATCGTCACTGCCGTGATGGTGCTCTGTCTTTGAGTGGAACAATAACACATTAGCTGTGCCGGCAGTCTTGCTGCCTAGCTTGACTTCATACTGTCCACATTTGCAGGAGTACAGGTCTTTCTCAGGTGTAGCATAGAACCAGGTAACGAACATGTCTACTGTGTCGGGTGCCGGATACTTATGCTTAGGAGCAGGCATAGCCTTTTTCCTGATTCTAAGAACTTTATTAACTGTATCCGAGGTAACGCTACCAGACTCAGCAGTCTTAGCGCTAATAAACTTACCGTCAGATCCCCTGATAATCTCAGCTTTTTTAGCCTTCATAGGGTCTGCTGATATTGGCCTCGGCTGCTCTGGCTCAGTTGCCTCAGGCGTAGTGATTACCGCCTCAGGTAGGATCGGGGCTGACACCTCCGGTGTTGCCCCTATCACAGTATCGGTGTCAGACGAAATAACGCCCAACGTCTTCAGGCCTTCAATCGCCTGTGCTAACATTCCGATCAGGCCCATTGCCTGATCCTTAACGTCTTTCGTATCATTTTGCTCTGATTCTTGACTCATTTTTGTGCCTTTGCGTTTTTTTTGCGCTTAGTTCAGCTCTTAATTATTGTATCGTTTCTTTGTTTACTATATCGTCAATGCCTGCACTGACGGTTTTCTCCACGTCCGTTAAATCGGACACATCTATGATACTATCACAGAAGGGTATAACGCTGCGTTCATGGGTAGCAAGTAATACCTGCAGGTTCATGCTTTTAGCAACTCTCTTTATCTGTGTAAGAAGGTCGCAGAAAGCTGCTACCTTGCTATCGTCTAAGTACACAGTTGGTTCATCCAAGCTCAATAGGCCTAGCTTAGCCGCAAACATACAATATGATGCGAATCTAAACGCTACAGCGAGTTGGACTTTCTCTCCTCCGGATAACACCTTACTGGCTTCCGGCTTTTTATCGGGTACTTTACGTCCGTCCGTAAACTGACAGTAAAACCCTAATGTATCTCCGCACGGCTCCACAACAAAAGGAGCTGCGAAGTGACCGAGGAATTTATTTACCTCGTCAGTCATATGCGTTAATACATTGCTAGACAGCGTGTGCGGCCCGTTCTTATAATGGAACCAGTTCCGTACAGCTGTCAGTGTCTCAATAGCTTCTTTAACTCCAGCTTGCGAGTCGCGTTTAGCCCCTAGATCACTGACTACTACCTCTGCGGATACTATAGCCGAGTTTACTTCAGCGATAGCTCCTTTACACATTGATAAATGTTTATCTATCTCAACAAGTTCAGCGCGCATAGATGTCAGAACACTACACTCATAATCGATCTGCTCCAGTACAGTACGCTTCCCTGTTGTCGGGATACCAGTGTCAGTATCCTTATATGTTGCAGCTCTAGCTTCAGTCTCCTTAACGACCTGATTTACTTGCGTCAAGGCTCCGCGCTTAGTTTGTAACGCGCTTGAGTATTCCAGTATATTCCTGGCTTTAGCTGCCGCTTCTCTATACTCTGTGCGTGCTACTTCTATGTCACCTGTAATCTCCGGGGTCAACTTAAACGCATTATTCGTCGTATTATAGTGTGCAATAGCCGCGATTCTATCAGTCTCGTACTTAGTCAGTACTGATGTAGCGTGCGTTTGTGCTTTACTGGCATTATCCCGGGACTGCGTCGCCATTACCAATCTAGCGTGCAGTGCAGTCGCCTGTGCGTGTAAGCGTTGCTTAAGCCCCGCTATATCAGTGACGGCAGCGCCACAGACAGGACAAGCTTCTAAGCCTTCAGCGGACTGAAGTGCAGTCAGCAAGTCGTTGTACAACGTATACGTGCCGTTGAGTTCACCTACCTTCGCTACAGCAATGTCATACTGCGACTTAAGTTCGGCTATCTCTTCAGCTGTTGACGGAGCCTCGCCTAACGCTATTACAGCGTGTCCTGCGGCCTCCCTGACTTGTTTTGCCTCGGCGTACCTTGCCATCGCGTCAAGCTTCTCCTGGAGCCTGTCAGACTCTAAAGAGGCCGCCTCATAGTCGCCGTCAGACAACTTCTCCAGCTCAACTATCTCAGCCATTAACGCAGCTTGCTGAACTTTGGCGGTTTCAGCTGCGAGCAAAGCCTCGGCTTTCTGCGTATAGACAAACTTAAGTCTACTCAGCCTAGTCACCTCGCCATCTATATCGGCAATGTTATCGAACTTGAGCTTGTTCAATAACTCATCTGATGTTGCTGACGCCATCTCAAGCTCGGTCATGCGAGTACGAAGGTCTGCAAGTGTGACTGTAGCCTCACTTATGGCCTGGTCATAATCTTGAGGCTGTTCGAGTTTACCGATTATCTTACCTAGTGACGAATGCACTTTGTTGGCGTCGCCTATACCTAGTAGACGCTGGAACGTAACTTCACGTATTGCCGGGTCGTCTGTAAGTATATTGTCTATCTTAGCTTGCGCCACGAAGACTGCCTGCTGTGCGAGGTTCTTGTCAACGGAAAGATAAAGCGATATAAGCGCTTCAGCGTCTCTTGCTGTAGTAGCTTCATATTCTCCATACTGTACGTGACAACTGGCGTTGTGGATATTACGCTTAATCGAGCCTTTGATGTTGTTATGCTCAAACTCAATTAATACGCTACCCTTCTCCGCCTGCCAACCGAGCAGATCCGCTTTCGTTTTTCCAGGTACTACACCAGTCAAAGCGAACTGCGGCGCTGAAAGAAGATTACTTTTACCGCTGCCGTTCGGCCCTACTACTGCAATCAGCGTGCCGTCGATCTGTTGATCGACATCGGCATGCTGCATATAATTCGTTAGTTTTATTCGTGTTATTTTCATTACATTAACGCGGCTACTTTAGCCTTAACTCCGTCAGTCCATTGTGCCACGGCTTTGTCTTCGCCTGTGACTGCCATAGTGATCTTAAGTCCGAAAGGATCGAGGGCTCCATTATCGCGTTTGAATAGTTCCACGTTTGTTATGATTACTCCAACCTTGTAAGTACCGGGATTAGGGAATATCAGACTGCGGTTGTAGATCACATCCGCCTTCCTGAATTGCAGTGCCTCAACCTCTCCACGCGCCGCAGTTCCGTAATTACCTAATACGATAGTTACGTCGTGTGCCTCAACTTCCGTCTCCGGGATATCAAGCTCAGCGGCTTTGTCTTCCGGCTTTATTTTGCTGGGGTCCATATGACGCTGCCGTATCTCTGCCTGCTTTGCCAAGTCAGCAGGTGACGGTTTGTAATCCTTGTTCACTGTTTTTACTGTGCCTTTTGGATTCATTCTTACTCCTCTAGTATGTGTGCTATGTTATTATCACTGAGATAGCTTTTGACTATCGCCGTTACGTCGTTAGGTGCATCGAGCAGCCTAAACACTAATTCGAATTCGTCTGTTCCTGTCGTGAAATAGACTTCAACCGCGTCCTTCAGTTCCATCATAGCGCCGTCGCGGTTAAACTCGTCGCTTTTAATTTCAGGCCCTGCCCTGCTTATGGGTAGAAACCTGTGCATGCAGCCTTTAGCCGAAAGTACTGTCTCCGCCCGCTTAACGAAGTCCTTACACTCCGGCGAGTAATACCCTACAATTATTGCAGGTACATTGTACTGATTCGCCTTTACAAGTATACTGTCTACGTCAGCTTCTTCCCTGATGTCACAGGAAATAAACGGACGCGTACGTATACCCACTACAGCAGTACGAACTGTCTTACCGTCATACGTGATTACTGACGCCGTCTTAAGCGGGTCCTCGTCAATAGCCTTAACTTCGGGTGAACCGCAGTAACAGAATCTTACTCCGTTTATGACTGTTTCCCTGTAACCATGGATATCCCCCATAGCTACATGCTGGACACCTAACGGCTTAACCCAGGTAGATACCTGAAGTGCAGTGAAGTCCTGCGCAGAGTAGTCAGCTAATTCAGCAACGCTCTGATGTATTACCAGTACAGGTATGTCAGTATACCCAGCTTCTTTAAACTCTTCCAATACTGCGTGGAACTTCGACGGTCTGCAACTAGCAATACCTGCTATGTTCATTGTAACGGTTTTGTCTTTAGAAGATAGCTGCACTACCTTAGCATTGATGTTCTCTATGTCGCAGACTTCCATCCAGTCGCCTGATACCGAGTCGTGGTTACCATCAATACCAATACAGCGTATGCCCGCCTCTTTAAGCCGCTTAATAATGTTCTTCAACATCTTAACGGCTAATGCTGACGGTTTAACTGCATCGAATATATCGCCGGCAAATACAACTGCGTCCGCTTCAAGCGTTATAGCCTGTTTAGCTACCTCAGCAGTTGCTAGGTAAAAATCAGCCTCACGTTGTACGTAGCCGTATTGGCGGTAACCAAGATGGTTATCGCCGGTATGAATTATTTTTATTTCGCTCATTCGTCACTTTCTTGTTCGAGCTCTTCTAATGTATAGAATGGTATGTTGTGCTCCGGCACCCTAGGGTCATCGAGCACAGTTTTCATATAGTCGATTATCTTACGCCTGAGTCCGCCGCAGATAGTATCACACATTGTCATGTAAGGCAGCGAATTACGCTCCCGCCATTTGAATGTTACTTTAAGTCCGTCGGATACGACGTCTACACCAGACCATAAGTCCAGGTTCTTAGTTCCGCGTTCATACACGCCACAAAGCGTCTTTACTGTATACTCGGAATCAGAATACACGCAGACAGTAAGCCTGCGCCCATACTTCTTAAGATTCTTCTTTATCCAGCGCAGTCCTTCGATAATCGGTCTAAGCTCACAACGACTTATAGTCGTTGGCCAGTCAACCCCGTAAAGGACTTTTCGTTTATCACCGTAGCATACTATAGCGCCCCAGGCACCGATATCTTCTCGCCGTGACGAAGAGCCATCGACGAATAAATACACGTTATACTTCATTGTCTGTAAGGTAGTCTCTAATTTGTCTTGTTGTTGGTACAGCAGGTGTGTGCGATTCTTGCATCAGCGCTATAAGCCCACCGAAATTATCACACTGCTCGTAAAGAGGTTTTATCGCTGTAGCTATTAATAATACGTTACCAGGTTCCCATACGCTGTTTTTGCGCGTACGGACAAGCAGCGGGAGTCTACCCCACTCGACTGGACGTAATGCTGTCTTCGCCCACGATGTTAACGTAGTGTTCTTATCCAACTCGCCTAAGGCAGGTAACTTAAATATAATTGAAGTTACAGCGCAGCGCCCGCCCTGAGCTGCCATGATAGCGCTTATATCACTTGGCCGGATTAAACCAGACCAGACTCCGGATTCACCAGACTTATCTCTGGAAACCATCATAGCTGTGGATTTGCATATAGCACTTCCCCACGACCACTCATTGTTAGATCCGCCGTTTATGTAGAAAGAACGGCGGCACCTACGACATAGCCCTTTGGCTATCGCGCATCGCCATTTATTGCTATCGCCTGACGTGAATTCGAATAAATCGCCGCAGCCCTTACACTCATGCGTCTGGCTGATCTGGTGATGTGGCAGCGGCAACGGTTCCTTCACCGTCAGTTTCGGTATCAGTTTCGGCAACGGTTCCTTCACCGTCAGTTTCGGTATCAGTTTCGGCAACGGTTCCTTCACCGACAGTTTCGGTATCAGTTTCGGCAACGGTTCCTTCACCGCCAGCGTCGGTAGCCGCGTCAGTGTTGTTTGTTCGTTGTTCATAAACTTCACACAGCCTTGCTATCCTGGCTTTAAGTTCGGTAACAGCTACGTCTATCGAAGCTTCGATATTGTCCGCCGTATATGTCGTAGCTGCACTAGCAGCTTCGTCTATATCACCAGGGCGTTCGACGCCTAGCTTAGTTTTAGCGTGCAGTATAGCTCCGCCAGGTAATACGTCAGTTGCTGTTATATTAATGTCTAACTTCATATATCTCCAGTAGGTAAAGCAATGCCTTTAAGGCGTTTAAGAATCCCCGTGTTCCTGGGCGCTATGCCAGGTACACGGGGATTAAATCATGCAGCGGAACGTTCGGCTGCTTTAATAAGGAAATCTACAGCACGTGCAGAATACCCCCCACTCTTAGGTCCACCCTTTTTGTGGGTTGTTATAGCCGTAATGGCGTTTAGAATAGCCCAGTACGTATTCGGGTCCCCGTATATACCGCCTGCTTCGGCACCTATGATTCCCATATTGGCTGTTACTCCGTGGCCTTCAAGCTCGTCTATGATAGCGTCCGCACTGAATGTAAACCCTGTCATAGCCGACATGTCGGAGCGTAATCTACGCAATTGATCAAATGTATCACATCTCGTAGTTGCAAGCAACCCAAGTTTTGGCGCTATTGTACTGAATTGCTCAGCCGTCCTAATAAGTCTTTCGGTCGCGCCTGCTATACTGTCAGCAACACCGTCTGAGCCACTAGCACCAGCCGCATGGCTGAACTCGAATGGAGTGCCGAGTAGGTTAGAGGAGTGAAATTGGTTAGCACATATCAGATGCATAGCGAAGAAACTTATTCCAGCTTTACAGGACTTGTCATAACTGTTACGTGCTTCTATACCTAGAATTACGTCAGTACCTTGGGGAGACTTTATTTTGATTTCTTCAGTGTACCAGCGTGCGCAGAACCTTTTACCGTTCCAGTTAATAAAGTCAGTCTTGCTATTGAGATGTTTCTGAATAGGCTGGAATTGGACTCCACTTGCGTGCATCACTTCAAGTGCCATCTCGTGTATAGCTGCATTCTGTACGAATTCGTATTCAGGACTGTGTATTGTATTTTGTCCAGGTATAGGTACAAAGTCTTTAGTAGGGCTGTTTGGATCTTCTATATACACCATGAACTTATCAGTGCCTTTACCTTTATCGTCCAGTATTCGTGTGAGCCGCGCTTCTGCGAACGGGTCTTTATTAATTATTTCGTGTTGCATTTTCGTCCTTATTAGATAAAATCAAAGCCACTATAGCTTTGATTTTTAGAACCCACTTAGTGAGTTCTTTTTTCCTTCTTCATCGCTGTATTTCCATCAGACCACAGCATAGCTATGATCACTACCACGCCTAAAATAGGCGCCATAAAGGCGGCTACCCCGGCAAGAATCGCCATCTGACGATTCCCCCATTGCTGTTGCTTTAACACAACATCAAGCTCATCTTCCTTAGCTTTGACGTCCTGTCTAAGCTTATTCAGATTAGCTGGCTCTACCTTGCTTTCTTTCGCAGCAAGGTCAATCTGATGCTGTAATACAGTTTTCTGTACTCCAGCTATTTTTGTCGGTAGACTATTTACACGACGACTAATCATCGTATAAACTACCGCTCCGACGACAAGGCCCGATAGCAGAACTACCAGGCCTCCGTCAATGATTGCTGCTAGTATTATTAACAGCAAAAACGTGAACGCTCCCATATGATTCTCCTTTATACTCCGATGTTTACACCGTCTTTGGTGTTCGGAGTCGATCGAGCCGGCTTTACAGCCGCCGTGTGGATCTTTATCGCCTGCCGATATACTCTACATTGCCCTCGGGCAAACTTATCGGCTCTACCGACACGTATGTGGAAGTAAACGCCAGCGATGCAGAAAAGGATGAATGCTCCAAGCATTACATAAGCTCCTGTTGCGCTTTCTCAATGTATTCGGCAGTACAATCAATATTGGCTGCTGTATCGTTAATGCATCTGAAAAAGCGGTATCCCGCTAGAGCGACAACGCTGACTATGAGAATTTCAACCATATTGTATCCATCTCTTCATACGCTTATCGCCACGTCGGTGCGAAAGCACCGTGCTCTTGCCATAACGGGGATTACCAGTCATGGCACCATCTTTTAACCCGTTTATACGGGTTCTTATATTTTTCATCCGGCGGTATGCCGCCGGCGACGTTGAAGCAGCCATTACTATTCTCCTTTGTTGACAACCAGAGGTATAATTTGGTATTCTTTCCTCTGATATGAATCCAACTCCGAATAATAGCATACCACGTCAGACCGAAATTGATCAAGACTTAGCTGTACTTGCTTCAAAAATTGCGAAAAAACCTTTGCCATCGCTTAGGGATTCCCCTGATATTAATGGTGTAAAACAGTATACAGATCAACCGGCTGTAAGGGACGCTTTAACGAAGCTCCACCGTGCTGATCTCCTCCCCTCTTTATTTAAAATTAGGGGCCAACCGTTTTCGCTTAAGGATTACCCTCAATTCCGCGCAATGTATGATACTGTGCTTGTGCCTGATACCTTGTTTTTATGTGGGCGTCAAATCGGCAAATCGCTTAACTTATCGCGTGCGGAAATATTAGATCTTATTTCTGTTCCTCATCTTCAACTTGTATATGTGGCTCCGCTGCAACAACAAACGCATCGTTATGCTACTTTGTATACTACGGAGGCTATTAATTCTTGCGAGACTGCCAGACTTCTACAGGAATCTAGTTTGGAAGGCGTAATGTCTGACAGTAAAATTATTAAATCGGTGGGTCACCAGGCCTTTGCGAACGGGGCTGGTATTCAGCTTACGTACGCTAAGACTTCGTCTGATAGAGCCCGTGGTATATTTGCCGACGGGATCGACTTCGACGAAATCCAGGATCAGCTGGTAGACAACATCCCCATTATTTCAGAATCTCTGACTGCGTCAAAATGGGGTACACGCAGATTTACCGGAACCGCAAAAACCTCGGATAACACAATCGAAAAGCTTTGGCAGCAATCCGATATGCGGGAGTGGGCAATGAAGTGCGACGGCTGTAACGCCTGGAACTTCCCTAACGAAGAGGGCAGAGTTCTGGAGATGATACAGGCCGACGGCATACACTGCGTTTTCTGTGGTAAAAAACTTAACTGTAGAGCAGGCGAATGGGTGCCGACATATCCTAGTCGCTCTAACGAGTTTCGCGGGTATCACATCCCGCAGATTGTAATTCCAGCTATCGTGGAGAATCCGCATAACTGGGCTAAAATTACACGTAAAGCCCTTAGACTACCCTTACCGATATTCATGCAGGAAGTGCTTGGAATATCGTGTAGTATCGGCGCCAGAATCATTACTCAAAAAGATATTGATAGGCAATCTGTGCTGCCGAGCATTGTAGACTTACAGAAACAGCTCAATCGTTACGTGGTGACTGTCTCAGGCGTCGACTGGGGTGGAGCTGAGCAAAGCAGCTTTACCGTACACACGGTCATAGGCATACGTCCTGACGGCAATGTTGACGTTTTATGGGCTAGACGTTATATCGGCTTTGACCCGGACGAGATGCTGCACAATATAGCGCAGACCCATAGGTTCTATAAATGCAGTATGATGGCAGCCGATTATGGTATAGGGTTCGATAAGAACGTTATGCTAGTCAATCGATTCGGCATAGTCGTTATTCAGATATATCTTACTAGGCAGAATACGCTCTTGCGTTATAGCCCGACATTAGGCCAGCATCGCTGGACTGTAGATAAACCTACATCACTGTCGTTCTTGTTCCTGGCTATAAAATACGGTAAGATCTGGTTCCCGCCACAAGCTGAGTTCAGTATATACACCGACGATCTACTGTCGCCTTACGAGACTATCTCGGAAACAGGCGGACTCACTACCAAAGTATATATAAGAAATCCAAATCAACCAGACGACTTTTGCATGGCACTTGACTTTGCCTGTATGCTAGGCATGCGCCTTGTGAACTCTACTATGATGGATCTCGTACCGGAGAACGCCTTTAACTTCGGCGAAACCGCTGACGGCGCGCCCGCGGTAGTAGAGGTAGATCCTAAGGATGTGCTTGCTGCACTTCAGACTTAAATAAAGAAGACCCCGGGAGCCACCCGGGATCGGAGCTATATATATTGTGACGCTGTTCAGGCCCACAAACTCGCCTCGCGTCGGTTATTGGCTAATTAACCCATGACATATTATAACGCGTTTAAGGGTATTATTAACTAGAAGATCCAGCGTAGGAACTTAGACACTCTGTTATAGGTATAGCCAAAAAGTCGTACACCTGTATAGTATGTCCAGACTATCTTATCACTGACATTGTTGTATATCATAACTAGTCTGAAGTAGTAATCTGCCATTCGCAATACATCTCTGACTCTCCATCCCCAGGCTTCAGCTATTGCATCTGCGAACTGATAGATAGGGTCGTGCAGTAATGCAGCATCTACTGTACCGGCAATATCAGGCACGCAGTTGCAGCCGTCAAATGCGTAGCCCTTGAACACCTTAACTACTAAGCTGGTATTGGCAATACCCGGCGTTATTGATACCCACTTATTAATAAATTCCTTGGGTATGCGCTTATGATATAAAGGCAGCGTGAATCTAAAAGTAGAGGTATCAGTAGTGATGTACTGATAGTCTATTCCCGTCTTATCGCAGCGCTTAAAATGTGTTAATACTGTCATACGCCCTCACTCAACTCT